CATCTTGTCCCAGGCGTCGTTCTGGTCCGCGGCCTGGCGCAGCTCGTCGGCGTTGTAGCCGCCCAGCATCAGCGTCCAGCACTTGTGGATCATGATCAGACTGCCGGGGTTGGCCTTGACGGTATCGCAGGCGCACATGATGATGCTGCCGCCGCTCATGGCCACGCCGTCCACGATGCAGGTCAGCTCCGCGCCGTTCCGGGCGAGCTCCCGGAGGCGGTTATGGATCGTGAGACTGACGCCGGCGTCGCCGCCGTAGCTGTTCATGCGGATGGTGATGTACTTGCAGCCCTCGATCTGCTTCAGGTCTTCGAGAAACTCGTTGAGCAGAATGAACTGCCCCTCTACGGGCTCGCCGTACCAGTCGGTGGGCCTCTGCTCGTAGATGTCGCCGTACATGATGATCTCCGCGCTCTGGCCGTCCGTGGTGGCCATCGCGTAGACCGGCTTTCGGATGTTGATCTGTGGCATATTCGATTACCTCTCTTTCATTCGCCGTCGCCGCCATCGCCGCCGCCCGTGTTCATGGCTGCGACGGTGCCGCCTCCGGCTTTCGCAAGCATCTCGTTTTCCTTGGCGAGCTGCTCCACGTTCTCTTCCCAGTCGCCCCCGGTCATTTCCATCGTGACCTGGGCGTGCGTCTTGATGCCGTGGTCGATCAGGAGCAGGGCGGCTCTGGCCTCTTTCAGCGGATCGAGGATGCCCTGCGCCGGGCCGATCCACCTGGCGCCGCTCCACGCGGCACGGAGCAGCGGGTCATCAAAAAAGCCCGGGGCTTTGATGCGGCCCAGGGCTACGGCTTCGGCCAGCCATGTCTCATAGACCGGCTGACACATATCATCGACGAACCAGCTCCGGCGCGTCCGGAACGCCTCCCATGCGTCCTGCATGGCGGCTCTCGCGCTGGAATAGGAGCTATTGTACTCCTTGATGAGCACGTCGTAGGGCATTTCCAGCGCCGCGCCCATCATGCGGAGCATGGTCTTCATAAAGGTCTCGAAGCCGGCAGTCGGGATGTTCGGATTGCCGAAGTTGACCTTCTCGTTCTCCTTCAGATGGAGCACCGTGCCGGGCCCCATCTCATACTCGTTCTCGCTGTCGGAAACGCTGTCCTCGTCGATGGGCTCCTCGCCGTTGGTCTCGCCCGGTCCCACCTCGTTCACCGGGATGTCGAGCGGGGACGTCTCCGTCTCGATCCACGCCGTGAAGAAGCTCTGCACCAGCGCGGCCATGAGCTCGCTCTCGGTGTAGCGCCGCGTCTGCAGCAGCGGCTCGATGATCTGCGCCAGATACGGAACGCCGCGGTACTGGTCCGGGCGCTCGCTGTCCATGATGTGCAGGATGTTCGCCAGCCCGGTTTTCTCGCCGTAGGCAAGGACGCGCTGCCACTGGATGGGCTTCGCGCTGTACTCGCGCGGGTAGCGGCTGGCCACATAGTAGGCCTGCACCAGACCGTCATCATCGATCTCCACGCCGTCGATCACGGCACGGCCGGCGCCCGGCTTATCGTCCGGCACCACGCCCTCCAGAAAGCCCGCCGCGGTCATACCGCCGCAGAAGCTGTCCGGGGTGCTCACCCTGTCGGCCTCGATGACGTGCAGCCGAAGGGAATATGGATTGTTCTTATCTGCCGGCTTCCGCTTCATAAGGACAAAACAGTCGCCGGACATGAGCCAGCTTTTCAACGCGAGCTGCTGCATGTCCATGAAACCGTTCTTCCCGATGGCGTCACAGTTCCGGGGCTTGTTCGCCCAGAGAGCGAACTCCGCCTCCGTGCGCTTCTGCCACGCCTTCGCCGCCTCCGGGGTCAGCCCCAGCACGTCCCGGTTGATGTTGGCTTTCAGCCCAAGGCCGACGCCGACAACCTTGCTCCGGTTGGTGTTGATGGCGCTGGTCGCCACCGGCGAGGACATATAAAGCAGCCTGCTGCGCTTTCTCAGCAGGTCGATGTTGCGGACGATATCCTCATTCGGGGAGGAGGATTCCGGCGTGAAGCCCTTCAGCGCCCTCCGCGTGATACTTGCTCCCGCCTCGCTGTAGCCGTTGGCCTGCGGGGCGGCATGTCTTTCGCTCAACTCCGTCACCTCCATGTGTCGAAATATAAAAGCGGCACTCCGTGGAGAAAGGAGCCCAACTCCACGGATGCCGCTGGCATAAGCCCCGGTGCGGTTCCGAGGCGTACACCCACCATCATTTTCGTGACCTCACGAAAATGGTCACCAGTCGCGGGGGATCACGCCGAAGGCCTTGCGGGGACGTTTGCCCTCCAGTGCGGCGCTCAGCTCGTCGATCTTCTCCTCCGCTGTCTCCATCTGCTTCAGCAGATCGGGGATGTCGAAGCGGGTCAGCTGGCGATCGTCGATGGTGTAGCTCTTGACGCCGCCCTCCACCAGCTTCACATAAGCGTCCTGCAGCTTCTCATAGACTTCCGTCCAGTAGGTCAGCCGCTGCTGAATGATCGTTTTGGTAGCCATAATCCTCACCAACTGTCATAGTATTTGTTTCCGGCCGGCTGCTTCTTGCGTCCCTTCGTCGCCTTGACGGCGGGGGAAACGACGGCCTTGCCTTCCGGCTGCGTGATGCCTTTCAGCTTCTTCTGCACCTCATCCAGATTGACGGCCAGCGCCTTGAAGGCGGCGTTGGCGTAGTTCCGGCAGTCCAGAGCTTCGTTCCGTTCGTGGCCGGGGATCTTCTCCCACACCCACGGCTGCTTTCTGTCCTTCTTGTAGACCAGGTGCTCGGAGAGCAGCCCGGTGAAATAGTCGGCGCCGTAGTCATCGCGCCGCGGGAAGTGGTAGTATTTCGCTCCCGCTTCCTTGACGCGCATGCTGTCCATGATGGCCTGCTTCCCGGCGTCAACGCCGAGGGTGTAGAGCCAGCACTGGCCGACATACTTCCCTTTGACCACGATGTTCGTCTTCTTCGGAGGGGCGGTGTAGGGTACGCCGTCGCCGCCTCTGCCCTTGATGGCGAACACCTTGCGATAGATGCGCTCGCGGCAGGCCTGATACACGTCCTGCGTATAATGACCGCCGCTGTCCACGAAGGTGATGCTGATCTTCAGCTTCACGCCGTTGGCGAACTCATAGGGATGGTCGATCACCTGGTCGAGCTGCTGCCAGACTTCGGTGGTGTCCGGGCGTCCCATGATGATGCCCTTCTTGATGCCCCACTTCTCGCCGAAATGCCCGTGCCCGACCACCTCATATTCGAGGCGGTCATCCTGGGTATCAACGCCGCAGGTCAGCACCAGAACGCCGTCCGGCAGCTCTGCGCCATATTCCTCACGCCGCCCCATCACGGTCTCCTCGTCCTCCAGATCGCCGCGATCCTCCCACAGCTCCCCGAACTTCGTGTTGTACACGACCTGCAGCTTCTCTGTGCTGCCGAGCGCGTCCAGATAGGCGAGGATCAGCGACGGCCACGATGCCCACGGAGAGGCGAAGGCGTTCAGCCAGAAAGACCGAACGCCGTTTTTGTACGCGGCGGGGTTGGCCGCGATCCATTGCGCGGGCTGATGCTTCATTTCCCGCTCCGTGTGCAGCGTCTCGCAGGAGGGACATTTCCACTGCACGCTCCGGACGGTGTAGGTCTTCTTGTTCTTGATGACCGTCGTATCGTACTCGAAGCGGATGTCATTGAAGACGATATTGTGATACTCCCCGCAGGTTGGACATTTATGGTGCCAGCGTTCCTGTGTGCCGGAGTTGAACAGGTCATCGATCTGGCTGTGTCCCTTGATGGTGGGAGTAGAAACGGCAATGCTCATCTTGTTGTAGAAGGTGGTCTGTCTGGCCTTTGCCAGCTCCCAGGGATTGCCCTCTGTTCCGGCGCTGACCGCCCAGCGGTCCAGCTCGTCGCCGATGACATACCGGATCGGCATGGAGGCCAGGGCGGAGGCGCTGTTGGAGCCACACATCGTGAGCATCCCGCCCGGATAGCTTTTCTGGAGAATGGTGTTCCCGCTCTCCCTGCTCTTTGGGTCTGCCACCTTGCCTTTGAGCGCCTTGCAGTCCCGGATCATCGGGGCGACGCGCAGCTTGGAGAACTTCTTGGCGTCGTCGATGGTCGGATGGATGTACAGGATCGAGCTGGGATCCTGGTCGATGATGTACCCGATGGCGTTCAGCTCGAACTCGCTCTTGCCGACCTGGGAGCTGGCGACCATGACGATCAGGTTCAGCTTCGGGTCGGTGAAAGCGTCCATCGGCTCCTTCAGGTATGGCGTTCTCGACGTCCGCCACGGGCCCGGCTCGGCGCTGCTCTCCGGAGAGAGGCGTCGTTTTCTGTCCGCCCACTGCGAGACAGTAATATCTTCCGGTGGTATAAGACCGGCAAAAACCGAGGCAAGCGCAGCATTGAGCTTTTCTTCATCGCTGTTATACTTCCTCATCCGCGTCACCAGTCCACTTCTGCCGCTCCATCACCATCTTGTGAAACGCGATGGGGTCATACTTGAAGTTGGACATCTCGTCCAAAACGGCGTTGCACTCCCGGCGAATGATGACGGAGGCCTCGGCGGCAGTCTCCACAGCGGCGACGTCCACGGCCAGCCGCCCCGGCAGTGCGATGATCAGACCGCGCATGGTGAAGCCGAATTGCTCCATCATTTTCTGGACGTCCTCGCTCCGGTGCATTTGTCCCTGGAGTTCCGCAAGCTCCAGCTCGGCATATTCTGCCTTTGCCTTCTTGATACGGATTTCCGCCTCAAGACGTTCCTCTTCTTTCTCGCTCACGCTCTCGTCTTTGTCTCGGCCGGCAGCTTTCTCCCGGAGATATCGGACATAAGCCCTGGTCGCTTCCACGACATTGTAGCGCGGCCCGACCTCCGTATCGTGCTTCCGGATGACGCCGTTCTTCGTGAGCTCGCCCACCCACTGGGCGGTGATATCGAAAAGGTTGGCGAGGACAGCCGTCGTGCAATACCCCGCGGGCTCCTGCGGCTTCTCTTTCGCTGCCATCGCTGTCTTCGCCTCCTCTATTCGCAATTTCAGGCCGGAACTTTCATCTTTTCCGGCATTTCATTGAACTGTATTTGCATGCAATCAGCAGATTTCCGCTTATTTCTGCCGCTTTTCAAGTAAAGTTCCCCGAAAAAATCTCCCACTAACTGATTATTTTTCGGGGTCGACGAGCCCGCAAAAGATTTCTCGCGTCTCACAGTACCTTTTTCGGACGCGGTGCGCCTCCGAAATTATCTCTCAGGGACCGTCTGTCGGCGTGTGTGCCGCTCTCTCTGTGCATACATGGTTCTACCTGTCCGGCTCTTCCTGTCAACAGAGGGCGACACATGGGGTTCTAACGGCCGTACTTGTCGCGCTTCATGGTCTTCTCCCATTCGTCGAACTTGTCACGGCTCACTTTGTCCTTCGGACACGGGCGGCTACAGCCCTTGGCGCTGACATGGCAGATGCAGATGGTCTTCCCCTTGACGATGTTGATGTACACGGGGATCTTCTCGATGCATTCCATGTCTTCGCCTCCTCAGATTGTGGTGTAGATTTCTGCCTTGCTGTAGGTGTTGTTCCCGCGGATCATCATTTCGAGGAAGTCTTCGCGGGAGAAATCGGACAGTCGAAAGACCTCCTCCGGCTTCATGCCGAGCTGCTTCCCGATCTCGTCCACGGTCTTGCCTTCGTCCAGCAGGCGCTTGACGATGGCCTTCATGGGCTCCAACAGGTGTGTGCCTCGGGCGCGGTTATGCGTCACGGTGCCGTAGATGTCCTCGCTCTGGTCCTCATGTTTCACCTTCACGACCGGCACCTTTCCGTCGAGCATGGAGCGCAGCGGCTCCTCGCCGGCCACCGTCCAGCGGTGGAAGCCGTCGATGATGGTGTAGTCCGGGCGCACCACGATGGGGAGCGTCCAGCCGTTCGTGAGGATGGATTGTGTCAGCAGCTTCAGGTTCTCCCTGCTGACCTTGTTGGGGTTGTAGTCATTCGGCCTCAGCTTGTCCCGGTCCACCCACTCCAGCGTGGAGAGGGGCGCCGTCAGCTTTGCGTCGCTCATTCCGTCTCCACCTCCTTCCGGGCTGCATCCGCTTTCGCCTCATCGATATAGCGGCTGTAGATGATCTGGTAGAGAGCGCGGAAGGAGCGCATCTTCGGGTCGCCTTTGACCAGGGCCTCGTACATCTTCCGATAGTCCTGGTCTGTGGCGAAGACGCCGATCCTGATGAACAGGCCGCGGTATGCTTTCGCGACCTTCATCTTGTGCGGGGTGGTGAAATACCGGGGCATGTCGGAGAACATCTCCGTCAACAGCGCCTTGTAGTCCTTGGTGATCTCGTCGCCCTCGGCCTTGCGGCGCGCGCCGGTGCGCCTGCCGAACATCTCACTGTCCCAGTACAGGGCGGCGAGGTAGGCGTTGGGCTCGCGCCGGATGATGCGCTCCATGAGGTCGGGGTAATACTCGTTCATCTGCACCAGCGATTTCGCGGTGTCGATGGAGAAGAACTGCGAGACGCGCAGCTGGTTCCGGGGCGTCCCGGATTGCCAGAGATAAAGATAAATCTGCGGGATCTCCACATGCTCGTCCCGCAGATAGAGCCACACGTCGTTGGTGGTCCAGTCATAGATGGGGTACATCTGCCGCCTGCCGGTGATGCCCCGCGCGCCCATGTTCATCTTCGCCATGTATTGGAGGCGCTGGACGGATTCTGCCGCCCGGACGCCCGTCATGGTGATGCCGTCCATACACACGCGGGGCATGAAGCTCTGGTAGTTGTCCTTCCTCGGCTTCAAAAGCGGGTGCTCCGTGATGGCGAAGGGCGGCGGTTGCCGCACCCACACATCACGCTTTCGCTTATCCCAGCAGATGAAGGTCTCCTCCTCCGACAGCTCATTGAAGCAGTTGAAGTGCTTGACCTCCACGCAGTACCACTCGAATTTGGCGCCGGCATACATGAACTTCCGGCGCCAGTCTTTGACCGTCTGCTCGATGCAGGGGAAGATCGCCTCCTCGTCAACGAACTGCACGGTCAGCAGGGATGGATCGATTTCGCCGCGCTGAATCAGGTTGAGAGTCAGCTGTGCGAGAGCCAGGCTGTCCTTTCCTCCGCTGAAGGACATGTACACTGGCACACCATTGCGGAACGCATTGCGAATGCGATGCGTAGCGGCGGTTACTACATCCAGGTCGGATTGTATCCGCCTTACAGCCATACCTTCTCGCCGCAGTGTGGACAGACCACGAATTTGCGGATGGGCTCTCGCTCCGCATCCGCGGCGGCGCTTTCTGTTTCTTCCTCTCCGGCGCCTTCATCGGGAACACCGGAGGCCATAAGCAGGTCCTTCCGCTCTCTGGCGGCTTTGATCTCCTCGATCTCGCTGTCATCGAGCGTCCCGTACTCCTGCAGCTTCTCGCTGACCTCTCCGGCCTGCGAGACCATGCTGCGGAGCAGGCCTTCATCGAAGCCCGGAATATCCAGATCGTCCTTCAGCTCCTCCAGGAAGATATCGAAGGATTCCAGATCGTCCACGCCGAGGCCGTAGATCTTGTTGTCGGCCAGCATGAGCTTTTTCTTCTGATTCTCGGTGAGGCCCTCCATCTTGAGGACGTCGCCTTCCTCCCAGCCCATGCGGAGCAGCGTCTCATGCAGGCCGTTGCCCGCGAGAATGGTCAGTTCCTCATCGACCACGATGGGGCGAATCTGGCCGAACATCCTCACGCTGCGCTCCAGCTCTACGAGCTGCTTTTCCGTATGCATACGGACATTCCGCTCCGGCCTTTTCAGGTCCGCGAGCTTCATTTTTACGACATTCATTTTCCGGCCTCCTCCAGGTACGCCCTCGCTCCGGGAATGAGCTCAGCGGCGGTTATAACTATCGTCTTATCGATGTTATAGACCTCCGCCCATCCGTTACCCTCTCCGCCCGTCCATTGGCGTGCAGGCCACGGATGCGTCCCGCACAGGTAGCCGTTGGGCCAGCCGTAGATCGGCGGCAGCGGGAGCTTGTGGTAGTGGATATAGGCCAGAAGATGCTCATGCGACCAGTCGGCCAGCGGGGAGAAGCGCGTCACGCCCTTGCCATCGGTGTAGATGTTCGTTTTGCGGCCGACATAATTGCCGTCCGCGCGGCGCCGGCCGAGGATGATCATATCCAGATCGTGCGCCTTGAAGTATTCGCGCTGCGCCCGGTGCTGCACGATAGAGAACCATCGGGCGGCGGTCTGGCTGTCCTGCGGGAACAGCATTTCGGGGTGCTGCGCCAGCCATTCGAGGTCCTGGCCGGTATTGATGACCTCGCATTTCTTCGGCTTGTGCTTCTCGATCCACGCCATGAAGGCGGGGTATTCCAGATTGCAGACGCCGATCATGCAGTCTTTCACTCCGGCCAGCTCGCACATTTTTCCGAGGACGATGCTGTCCTTGCCACCGCTCCACGCATAGGCAGCGTTTTTCCCGGTGGTCTTCGCCCGGATGTCCTCGACGGTCCGCGCGGCCAGCTCCTCGATCTCGTCTTTGCTCACGGCGCTCTCGATGTCGGCCATGGCCGCGATCCAGGCATCGTTTTTGATGTTCTGCTTTCGCCCTAACATGCCGACGCCTCCTTTCTGGAGAGCGCCAGCGCCACCGCGCCGGAGATCAACACGGTCAGCAGACTGCCGACAGTCTTCCATGTCGCCAGCCCGTTGATGTTGCCATAGGCGAAGATCGGCAGGCCGATGAAGAACGAGGCCAGAACGCCGATAAAGACGCCCTTGCCCGTCAGCTTCTTCCCAGAGAGGGTGAGAGCTGTCGGCAGGAGCGTCGTTGCCCGAAGGGTGCAGTAGAACAGGAAGAGGTGCGTCACGGTCATGCCGGGGATGTTTGCGATGCCGATGCCCAGCGCCAGCAGAACGATCATGCTCAGCTTGGCCGTCTTGACGCTGCAGCCGAAGTCGCTGGTCAGCGACGCCACCGCGCAAAGGTTGCTGTCCACGGTGGAGAGCAGGCCGGACACGACCATGAAGAGGAAGGGCAGCATCACCCACGACGGGAACAGGTTTCCGATCAACTCGAAATTGACCTGCCCGGCGTTGTTCGCCACATAGCCGGAGCCCGCGGCGATATAGCCGAGGATGCCCATAGAGAGAGGAACGACGGCGAACATGACCGCGCCCAGGGCGAAGGCCTTGCCGATCTTCCCCTCTTTGACGGAGAAGGCGCGCTGCCAGAAGCACTGATCACCGAAGGGGCCGGCAATCAGACCGATGGCTGTGGGGATGCCGAAGGAGAGCAGGACATTGATGCCGTTGCTGTCGAAGAGCTTGGTGTACGCCCCCGAAATGCCCCCGAGCCCTGCCAAGAAGTTGGCCTCTCCATTCTTCATTGACAGAGCCCAGGGCACAAAGAGGAGACACGCAGCCAGCATGAGAACCATCTGCAGGCCGTCCGTCATTACCGACGCTTTGATGCCGGAGAACTGCGAATAAGAGAACGCGATGATCGCGAGGATGATTGTGACGATCCAGAACGGGATGCCGGTCATGGCTGCGAGTATCTTCCCTCCGGCCAGCAGCTGCACGCCGGTGGAGAGGATCGCCAGCAGGGAGAGCTGGCCGAGATACACGGTCCTGACCTTCTCGGATTGATAGGTGGTCGCCATGTAGTTTGACAGGGTAATGCCCTGCGGCATCTTCTGCCGGATTTTCTTTGCGAACGGGATGAAGAGCAGCAGACAGGCGACATTCGGCACCAGGAACCAGAACAGGCCGGGGATGCCGTTCGAATATGCCTTTTCTGCCGACGTGAACAGCGCCGGAGCCCAGATCCATGTCGCCGCGATGCTCATGGCCGCGACCACGGTCCCCAGGTTTCGGTCTGCCACATGGAAGTTTTCAGCGTTCTTTGAACGCTTCGTGAGTATCGCCGTCGCCCCAAGCATCAGGGCTGCATAGACGATAAGCACAACGATACCTTGCATTTTTATATCCTCCATTCAAATTGTGCCGCTGGCGAGGCGGTCATGTGTCTGGAGGAGCGGGCAGCGTCTGTGCCTCCTTTCCCGAAAAATAGAAGCCCCGCACCTTCCGGCACGGGGCTCCCTGCTATGATTAAGATTTTACAGCGTAGATTGTATCAGACCGCCCTTTGAACTGTCAATGAACGATTTTTGAAACGGTTTCCTTTCATTCATTGAGCAAAAGCTTTATGACAATATCTATCAAAGCATCGGCCTGATCGTGACCTCCGTCCGAGGCCGGTCTTTGTCATACAGAACCCGGCTCCCGTCGTGGGAAACGATGATCTTGCTGTTGTCATCGGCCAGCAGTCCGTAGAAGACCATGACATCATCGATGGCCTCTTCCAGGTTGGTGAGATCCACGTCCCGGCGCGTCGGCATGTAGAACAGGCACACGACCTCGCAGGGATAACTGATCTTCCTGCCGCGGTGCGGGATGAAATACCCCGCGTCCTTCTGGTACTGCTCGAAGGCCGCGCTCGGCATGATCTTCTGGAAGCTGCCTTTCTTGGTGCGGATGGTGATGATGCGCTGGGAGTTCTTCTTCGTGACCGGGGCCAGCGGCACCGTGAACTTAATCGTCAGCATCGAGGTAATTCCTCCCGAACTCGCTGATGAACTGTTCCACCGTCCAGCCCTGCTCTTTCATGGCCTTCCGCTGTCCGTACTCATGTACCCGCTGCATACTGTCCGCGTTGTTATGGACCGCCTCCGGGCCGAAGATGTGACAGCGGTGGTGGCAGAGCAGAACCACAAGGCCGTACTTCTCTGATTTCTTCCGGTATGGGCCTCCGAAGATGTGATGATGGTCGAGCGGATCGGCGGCGCCGTTCCGGCCGCAGAGAAAGCAGTATGTCATTCTTCCGTCCTCAACATTCCGACGTCGAAACCGGAGTTGATGAACTTCATGGTCAGGTCATGCCGGATTGCATTGCCGAGGCGCTGGTATATGATCTCCATGTCCTTCTCGGTGAAGCTCGTTTCGAGGAATGCGTTGATGCCGTCAAGGATGAATTCGTGGAGCTTGCGGTTCCTCCACTCCTGGTAATATGGCTGCGTCTTGAATGCAGCTCGAGAGAGCCATTCAATCACTTTGGCTTCGATGTCCTCCGGCGTCTCACAATCCCCTAGGAGGAAATACTGATTCGTCCGCTCGTGTGCGATGAATTCGTCCCGGTCATTGATGAAGCTGCCTTCAAACGATGCCAAGAGCGCCCTTCTGGCATCCTCCATGTCAGCCGCAGTTTGAGCCGATGTATCCGCCTTCGCGTACTTCGGTTTACTGGCCGGGCATTCGTTACAAGGCAACATTTCATACGGGCCGCAGCCGCCTTTTCTGTAACATGTCATTCTTCCGTCTCCTCAGAAATAGATGCAGTCCTCGTGGATGCGCTTGATCAGACTCGGATCATGGCATGCGCCCCAAGGCTCCCAGTCGTACTTGTCCGTCACGTCGCCGGTGATGTCGTACACACGGCCGTCGATCTCGCAGCCGAAGTGATTGTCCGCGTAGGCGATCATAATGATCGCATCCTCGAACTTGAAGCGGGTGTTCAGAATGGCAGCGAACCAGTAGCAACAGCCGCGCGTGAAGCACTCGATCACTTCCTGCCGGTAGTCGTTGCCGTCCGTGCTGAATCTCCCGATGAAGCCCAGCACGTCCCGCACAAGCTCATCGTGTCTGTCGGTTGTTCTCGTCATTGTCATATCCTTTCTCCTCAAAGAGGCAGTCCGGGCAGACGTCCTCCCATTCTCCGTCTACCTTTCGGCTTTCCCAGCCCGCCGCCTGCTTCGCTCGTCTGGCGTCTTCCCAGCGCTCCTCTCCGGGAAGGCGCGCACCGCAGCAGTCGCAGACGGCGGTGTAGTATCGGTAATACTTTTCAATGCTCACGCTTCGGCTCCTCCTCGTCCGGCTGGCTCCGCACCACGACCTCGCGGGTGGTAAACCGCTTCCCGCAGTCGAAGCATTTGTACCGCCTGTGCCTGACCGTGTATTGCTGTCGGGAATCCACCACGCGGGTCTGCTCGCTTCCGCAGTTGGGACATATCATCACAGCACCTCCACATAGCACCAGCTCTGCGGCGGTTTCCGAAGGACACGCGCCGCATTGCCGCAGATTTCATCGTGAGCGTCGAACATGGCGCAGCTCTCACAATAGAGCTCATTCGGGCAGGCCTTTTTGAATGCTGTGATCGGCAGCGGTCTGTCATATACGACCACATCCGAGAGCCGGATGCCCGATATGCCTTTGCCTTTCCGGTACTCGACCAGCTCCTGCATCGTGAGGCACATTTCCGCGAGGTATCCGTCCTCCGGTATAAAGCCGGCGCCATGACGCTGCACCTTTGTAACGGTTACCCCGCCGACAACAGCCCCTCGCCCTTTGAAAATCAGATGACCGTCCTCGTCCATCCAGGGCGTATCTGTCCTCCCTTGCGTCTCATAGATGTACGCCTTGTATGGTGTCGGCAGCGCCGGAGGATGCAAGCGGACCTCCACGAGTTTCCGGCCGGAAAAGATATTCTCCACATGGCGCGGCTGAATACTGAACATCACACCAGTCATCAATCGAAGCCCTCCAGCAGCTCGGCGCGCTCCCGCGCCGCTTTCTTTTCTTCCTCCGACACCGGCACTTCCTTGAAGATCACCATGCCGCATTCGGAGCAGTGCCACAGGCCGGGGATGGTCCGGCGGGTGTTCCGATATTGTGACAAGCGAACGGACACCGGATCGAATCGTGTTACTTTGTGGCACAGCAGGCACCATTCATCCATCTTGCACCTCCGGGAGATCAGGCAGCGGCATCCAGTGGGACACCTGCACCCGCGCAAACGGGAACTCTTCAAGCGTCCACTCTTTTCGCTCCGGGTCATAGAACACCATGGCAATCGCGTTCTTGAGCTTTACACCTCGGCTGGTTCCGGTCGCCACGCCGAGCACCCAGTCTCCGTCTTCCGGCTTCGGCAGGGCCTCCTCGACGCTGATCCACGCCTTGGCCATGATCTCCGCAGCCGTCATCGGTTCGTCATCGTGATTGACCGGGAGCACGTCTTCCTCGCGGTAATATCTTTGTTCTCGCATGGCCGCTCCTTTCAGTCCTCGGCCAGCAGGCCGCTGAGGTTCTTCTCGTCCGGCTCGTCCTTCAGCAGCAGCTCGGCCAGCCCTTTCAGCTTCGGCTCCAGCTTCTTCTGCCGCTCCCGGATCGCCGCCAGCTCGGCCTCGCTGGCACGGATCGTCTTCTCCCGGAACTTGTGCTGCCGCGCCAGCCGGATCTTCCTCTGGATGGCGATGCTCTCCGCGGTCAGCTTCTGCATCTCCTCGTCGGCGGCATAAGCGACATACTTGGCCCCACAGGACGGGCAGGTGAAATACTGTATTTCCAGCCCCGCTATCTTCGTGACGGTGATGTCCTCCGGCTCGATGCTGAACTCGTCCAGGCAGTTATTGCAGGTCGTTGTCATTCGTCTGTTACCTCCTCAATCCATTGATTGACAACGCAATCCCGGCAAAATGCGGAGCTGCATTGCTCAAAAAACGGGCAGTCCTTTTCGACGCTCTCAGCGACCATGGCCTTGATAATCCCCTCGAAATCCGGGAGGTTATGTCGGCGGCTCGGCTTGATGACATCCAGAGCCTGCCGCAGATATCCGGCTGCATCCCAATCTCCGAAAACGTCCGCCGGGCCGTCCTGCTCCATACCGTCATCAGTGAACTTTATCCTGCCGACGATGACGCATCCGCCTTTCGGATCTGGCTCGAACTGCGCCTTTGTCTCCTTGATGATGTTGCCGTCCTTGTCCCGCTCCACCTGTCCCAGGGTGCAAGTACCAACAGCCATAAACAGCGCACTCATCCTACATCCTCCATTTCAGCCCTCAGACTTTCCTTGATGTAGTAGTCAAGGCCGACCTTCTGGCAAAGCGCCTCTGCTTCCAGTCCGAACGCCTTCCAGTCGATGTCCGAATGATAGTAGTTCAGTTTTCCGATCTTCACTTTATCGAACCACGGGAAGCCGTATCGGATGCAGATCAGAACCCACGAAGCGCTCAGCACGGGCTCAAACGATACCCATGTCTTAATCCCTCGTGCCTTTGCCTCTTGAAGGTGCCTGATGCCGTTGCATTCAGCCGGTTTCCACCTGGTAGCGCCACCATCCAATGTGACGCCATACCAATCGTCGCCGTCCAGCAAATCGAAATCCCGCCTGCCATCGCCCTTGGTGAGTATCTGAACATGGTTCCCGCTTTCTTTGATGACCTTGATAACCTCGCGGGTGGTCGTGCTGTCATAGTCAGTCGGGTACGGGTCGCAGGTAAAGCACAAGTGGATAAGCTTATCCCTTACGCCTTCGCGCTCGATCTGCTTCCGCAGCGCCTCCACAATGCCAGGGCGGGGCTCCACACGGCTGTGGAACTCCTCCCGGTCGCGGTGCAGCACATTCGGTGCAAAGCAGTAATAGCAGCGGTGCGGACACCCGGTATAGATGTTCACGGCATAGTCGCCGTACTCCTTGGCCTTGCCTCTCGGCTCATAAAGTGGTTTCATCGGCTCCCTCCTCGCAGCGGCTCTCAATCTCATGCATCAGGGCGAGGACACCGCGGACCTGCTCACGGAAATCGACCGAATCAAACTCCGCATCGTCGCCGGCATCCGACGCTTTCAGCAGCTCGTCGATAACCTGCACCGCAGCGATGCGCGTCAGCAGCGGCACGGCCACCCTTGCGGAGACGGTCTCTTCTTCGTCTGGCGCTTGCTGCGCAGCCGGAGTTTCCTGTTTTTCTTCCGGCGCAGCGGGTACCGGATCCTCTTTCGGCAGGGCCTTCCGCTTCGCCTTTTTCACTCCCGGAGCGGAGCAGTTGCCGGGCAGCTTCTCTCCCTGCTCGATCAGAATTTCCTTGATCTTGGCCGTGTCACACTGGTTAAGGTCAGCGAGGATATGGATCTGCTTCAATTTGCTTTTCGCCTGCCGATAGTCGGCAGCAATTTCAACGGGTGTCATTGTCATCGGTATTTCCTCCATTCATTTTCATGTACCGTTCCCAGCACCATTCGCAGCCATGGAGCTCGATGAGGCCACACTGGATATATCCGTCCGGCCACTTCTGTATGTTCTCGCCGAAGCAGGTGAGCACCACCGGCTTCTGGTATTTGACATACTCTGGGCACTCGGTCACAGGATAAAAGGATCCCCCTCGGCACCAGTGGGCTTGTTCTCCTGGCTCGTTCCACTTGGTCCAGAGCCTGCGCTCCGGCCCCGGATACGGATTGTTCTTCGCTCGGTGGTCATCCCAGCATTCTCCGTATGGGCAGCGGGAACTCCACCACTTCATGCAGTCCCGGCAGATGCACCGGTCGCAGCTCATCGCTTTGCCTCCGGTGACAGAAGATCACAGCGCAGATGATACGGTCGCTCGCCGCAAGTCCAGAACGCCCGATCCACATACTCCGTCCCGCACGTCCAATAGGTCACCTGCATCTTGAGGAGCTTTATGGGGATGTTCTTCATTACCTGGCCGAACTCGCAGCTTGATGCTCCGGCATCCCGCACATGAACGGGCTTCTGTATGATGTGTACGGTCGGATCCGGCTCACCTGCTCTGCGATAGTCGCCTGGGTAATACTCCGCTCTGGAGCCAATGCGGTACTCGCTCACCCGCTCGTATTCGCTATGCTTCGTCCCCCGCACCGTCGCCGTGATCAGGCCGATATGACCGCAGGTCTCCACCAATTCAGAGAGCGTCATCGTCTTCTCCTTTCAGCAGCTTGTCCACGCGCTGCCGGAGGTCTTCCCGCTCCTCCGGCGTGATCTCGTCATACGGCTTTCCATAGAGGCGCTGCGTGAGGTTGTCGAGGATCTCCTGCTTGGTCATTCCGCTGGCGCCTCCTTCCCACATTTCCCGTCCGCGATCATCTGGCGGTACTCCATGATCATTTCCCGCCATTTCGGGTGGATGTTGCCCTCGGCCAGATAGGCGTCGATCAGGCGCAGCTTCTCGCCCTGGGCGTCAACGATGCGGCCTATCTCCTCGGCCTCTTTCAAGGCATCGCTCCGGCTCTGGCCGTCCCGGATGCCGACCATGATGGAGGGCGGCGTCGGCTGCTCCGTATAGGTGCAGCGCCAGAGGTGAAGGCAGTGCTCCATGTTGTTCACATACTGGTCTTTGGCCGGGTGGAACTGAACAGCAACCTCATCATCCCGGAAGAACATATCCTTTATGCGGCACATGTCCTCCCAGGTCGGCATATAGCTCCGCTTATACGGATTGACGCTGACATGCTCCCAGCCGGCGCCGTGGCTCCAGATGACGGTGCCGCGGAGCTTGCCGAGATCGACCATGCCGTTCCCTCCGTCCCAGGCCGTCTTGCTGATGAGCAGCCGGGGCGTCTCCTGCAGCTCTGCAATAGTTTTCATGTCTGCTCCTTTCAGTGGCGTTTCACGCCGTCGATGCCGAACATATAGGCAGCGATGCGCTCCGCCGCTATGTCGATGTCCTTGTAGATGGTGCGATCCACCACGTTCTCCTCTTTGGCCAACGCCTGAATGGTGGCGGGGCGTTCTCCCGGGGCGAGGTCCCTGATGTAGAGCTCATTCACCACGCGCCACCGGCGCTGATCCTCGTCGGTGCCGAGCGTAAAGCAGAAGTTCTGAAAGAGCTTCATCATCAGCTCGATGTGCTTGACGATGGTGGCGGTCCGCGCCGCGGAGAGCTTGATGCTCTCCACGAACGCGGAGCTGTCCCTGCCCGGCATCATCAGGTCTGCGATAATCTCCTCCGGCGTGATGATCTCGTCGATCTCGAAAACCGCGTTCTCTGCGTGAGCCCGGAATATCCGATAGTTCCGCAGCAGGAGCTTGGTATTGCGGAGGCGACGGTCGGCCATGTCGCGCCGGTCGCGCTGCCGCTCTTTCTCCAGCGTTTCCATAGCCGCCTTGGCTCCGGCCTCGGCCGCGAGCTTCACGATCTCCTGAGAACTCAACTTATCGCTCATAGTTCTACCTCCGCTATTTTCGTTTTCTCTCCGTGCTGAGCATCGGCCCGATCGGCGAGGTCAGAACCTCGTCGTTGCCGAAGACCTCCCAGCGCAGGGAGTAATACTGCCGGTTCTCCGCAATCAGATCGCGGTCGCGGTGCGCGTCTTCCTTGGTCTTGCTGCAGATGAAGGTCCGGCAGATATACGGTCTCGCTTGGTATGCCTCGCACTTCTTCGTCTGCTGGTTTCGGAACGGGCAGGTCAGATCGACGGAATGCCAGTCCCAGAACGGCGCTTGCCGGTGTTCTTTCAGCTTGTGCTTCGCCGCGTACTGTTTCAGCCGGAGCAGCTCCCCCTTGGTGAGGGGGAGCGTTTCGGTGCAGCACTCGCCGCAGTTGGAACACTGGCCGTCTATGCAGTTACAACCGTATTTGTCGCCGTCCTTGAGCAGTTCTGCATAGTTGCCATAGTGGGACATCACTCGGCCTCCGAGGGCTGGAGAAGGGCGTGTGTGCCGTTCATCATTTCGGCTTCCTCGTCGGAGATCTCATAGCCGAGCTTCGTCAGCAGCACATAGAGCCGGTCAAGATCGTCGTTCGGCTCGTAGGCGCATTCATCCACCTGCGTGTCCCGGTTCCACTGCCTCTTCCAGTAGCCCTCGCAGCAATCGTCCACCATGGAGTAGATGCAGAAGAACATGCCTTTCTCCGGCGTGTCCCACACCTTCGGCTCCAGCTCCTTGTGAAGATCGTCATAGTCGATGTCATCCTCAAGGTCGAGGTCGAAGCAGATGCCGAGCGCATCCGGGTCCGGCTCGTCGCGGTGGTATCCGCCATCCCCGATGATCTGCCGCACGGAGAAGGCGGCGACGTCGGCGAAATGCTTCTTGACCACGGTCTGGCTCAGGCCGGAGACGAACTCGCTGCGGAGATTGAAATGCCGCTCGGTTATCTCCCGGAGCTCGGCGACAACGCGCTCCTGCGCTGCGCGCCGCTCTTCCCGCGCCAGCTCCTCGGCGGTCTTCACGCGCTCCGTCCGCGTCCGGTAAAGGTCGATCTCCGATTTCGAGCGCAGATAGAAGTATTTGACCGTATCCGCATCGGCGGGGCGCTCCACCTCCCGGCTCATGTTCCAGCGGTGGAAGTTGCAGGTATAGTCCATGGGCACGGCCTCGCCGTCCACCTTACCCCGCTCCTCGACCTTGATGGCGAACTTGGAGAGCTCGGCCTCCCACTCGTCGAGGCGCTTCCTGAGCTTCTCCTCGTCGATGGCGGCACTGAGCTTGTTCTTGAAGTTGGCCGTGCCGATGGCGTCAAGCACATCATTTTTCAGCTGAGGGTCCTCGATCTTGTCCAGCTCCAGGTAGTCGCTGAGGGTGGCGCCTCTGGCCTCGGCCTTTCGGAACTTCTCCTGATCCAGCTCCAGCAGCTTCACGCGGCGCCGGATGGTGGAGGCAGAGAAACCGGAATCCCTGGCGATGGTGTCCACCGTCTCGCCCATGTCGAGCATGAGCTGGAAGCCCTGGGCCTGCTCATAGGTCGTGAGGTCGGACCGCTGCATGTTCTCCATTAGCATGGTCCTGAGCTGCTGCTGCGGTGTCATTTCCACTACCACACAGGGGAGCTTGTCCAGGCCGGCCAGCTTCGCAGCCGCCAGGCGGCGGTGGCCGATGATCACCGTGTAGGTGTACTGCTGCGGCGTGGTGTTCGGGATCGGCTTCGGCACCACGGTCAGGTTCTGCAGAACGCCGTTTGCCTTAATGCTCTCTGCCAGCTCTTCCAGGTCGCCGAGGTCCTTGCGCGGATTGTCCGGATGGGGCGTGAGCTGGGTCGTAAAGATGTACTCGATTTGGTTGCTCATGATTTGCTCCTTTCACGATGTCTGTGTTTCTTCGGTTTGACCGGGCGGCTCAGGATGATGCCGATGACATAGGTGGCCGCGATCGCCGCGCTCAATACCGCATACGCAGCGACGATGAATGCCGCGCCTATCAAGAATCCCATCATTCCGCACCTCCTAAAAGAAAGTGAGCTGCCCGGTTTTCGTCTCCGCCAGCTCCACGGCCGGCGGCTCTTCGATTTGTTTCTCCGGCTGCGGCATCGCAGCCGTCATGCTGTCGATCAGGAAGAACTGGCGCCGGTAGTGCCATTCCTCCCGGAAGTAGAAGGGCGTGTACCACACCTGTCCGTTGTCGCGGGGAATCAGCCCTCTGGGATCGTAGCTTGTGGACGGATGGGTAAGCGTGTTGTCGATGACCACATACCCGGCGCAGCCGAGAAGGCTCAGCTGGATGTAGCACATGCAGCCCACCACGAAATCGATGTCCTGGGCGATGAACAGCACCGAGGTCTGATAGTTGATCTTCTGCGCCATGCACTCGTTGGCGAACGCGACCAGCAGCGCGCCGGCGCCACAGGCCGGGTCATTGACGGATATCCAGTGTTCGCGCTCGATGCGTCCCTGGATGTTCGGCTCCGTGATCTTCGCCATCATTGTGCATACGTCGTATGGCGTGAAGAACTGGCCGTTGTGCTCGTTGCTGAGGTCGAGCGCCATGAAGAGCTCGCCGAGGAAATCCTGATTCGGGTTTTCTTCCAGACCCATCACGATCTCCGAGAACATCCGGGAGCAGCATTCGATTTCCCGCTTGTTGTATTTTCCGGCGATCTGGAGATAGGTCTTTTCCCGCTCCTCCGCGTGAACGCGGTCCACGGTGTTTGAAATGCTGATGGCGATCAGCGTCATAAAGTCGGACCACACCGTCCAGCGATTGTGTCGGTAGCACGCCTCGTCGAAGATCTTGACCAGCTCCTTCTGCTTCTGGTCAATGTGGCGTGGAACCTTGGCCATGTCACCGCATGTAGCCGCCCTTGTATGCTGCCAGCCCGAACACGACCAGGCAGACGCCGGCGAGGATCATCCCTCTGGCGAGCGGAAGCGTCCCGCACTCCACGCCGCCGACGCATCCGAACATAAGGAACAGGGAAATCGCAGAGACCCAGCCGCAGATGCGGCGCTTCGTTCTGATTTTCATGTCATCCACTCCTTGTACGGATCAGGCAGCGACCAGTCCCAGGTCACGCCTCCTTGGTATTGATTGCGGAAATAGTTCTCGCGGCCGTCTCCCCAAAACCAGAGGTAGTCTGCCGGTATCGTTCTGCCGACATCCTCCTCGCCGCATTTCTCGGACCACCACCGCTGGCCGACGTCACGCGCCAGCGTCAGCGCCCAGTCCGGGGCCTCGATGCCGTAATGCCAGGCGTACTGATACGGGGCCTTGATGATCTGCTCCAGGTTGTCACCATATCCCGCGTCCAGCCGCCCGAAGGCCGTCCATGCCACGGCAGCAATCCGGGCGTATGGAGACACGCCCCACTTTTCGCCGCCCTGCTTGACGATGAGCGCCTCGCAGGTCATAAGCTCGGCCAGCAGACGGTATTCTTCTTCTGTCAGCGGGCAGGGGTCTGGCTCCGGCTCCGGCTCCGGGGTAGGTTCCGGCGTCGGTTCGGGTGTCGGCTCTGGCGTCGGCACCGGCGTGGGGATCGGCGTCGGCTCTGGTGTCGTGGAAGGTGTTTCTGTCGGCGCCGGCTGTTCGGTTATGTACGCCGCCTCCACTTCCTGAGGAAGCGACCGCCCGGCAGCGCCGGAGCAGCTGACCACGGCCATGAGCGCCAGTGTTGCGATCAGAAGTAATCTTTTCATTTCTCGTTCCTTTCCAGGTCGTAGTCCTCCGCGTTGTCGAGGGATTCGATGCCGCGCTGGTACAGTCTGGCCAGAACGCCGTCTATGTACTTCCAGTCTCCGGGCTTTCCGGCATTCATGGCCTGCTCGAAGGCATACATCAGCAGCCGCTTCCTCTCCTTCGGGAAGATCACGCTGTATTCTCCGGCCTCGTCCTTCACGTGCTCGTAGGTGGCGAAAAAGACCTTGGTGGTGTCCGCTTTGGTCGGTTCCCGCGTCGTAAACCGGGAGAAGATCGCCGAGGTCAGAGCTGCAGCTACGCTGACGTCATCATCCGAAACCCCGAAGAATGCGGTCGGTTCCAACTGACGGTCGAGCAGATACTCGTCAACCTCGCTCTCCGCGGCCTCGCGCGCGCCCGTACCACCATCACCAGAGAAATCTTTAATCTTTTCTTTTCTATCCTTACCTTGACTAACCTCTCCTGACCTATCCTCTCCTAACCTTACCTGTGGTTCCGTTTTGGTTCCATTTTGGAGACATTCTGTAGCCATGGAGGTATCGGCGGGAGAAGAGGGCGGGAGCTTGTCCGCCTCGATGGGCGGCGGGGGAAGCAGCGGGTGGTCGGTGTAGACGCCGTTCTTCTTGACGTAGAGCTGGCGTTTCTCCTCCTGGTAGAGCGTCGGCGTGTATCTGTCGCCCTTGATGTAGTTGTTGATGCGCCAGTGCTTGATCACGACCACGCCGCTGTCGAAGGCAAGAATAAACCGCTTCATCAGCAGGATCTTCATGTCATCGTCAGCAGCCCCGACGAGCTTTTGCACTCGCCGGGCGTTGCTGACGAAACCGTCATCATCGGCATTCATGCCGAGGTGGAAGTAAAGAGCCTGCGCAGAAAGCGGCATCTCGATGAAAGCGTCGGTATTGACGATCTTGAGCGAGAACATTCTGCGCTGTGCCATTCATCCCACTCCTCTGTCAGAACGGCAGTTCGCCGTCCACATCATTCAGTTCGGAGAACCCTGCTCCGGATGCGCCGTAGGGCTCCGGCTCCGTGGCCGGCGCTGCGCCCTGGCCGTCCTTCTTGCTGTCGCCGAAGTACATGTTATCGACCACGACCTCCGCGCTCCGGCGCTTGTTGCCGTCCCGGTCGGTCCAGTCGCGGAGCTGCAGCCGTCCGGACACGACGGCCATGCGCCCCTTGGCGAAATACTTGGAGGCGAACTCGGCGGTGGACCGCCAGGCCACACAGTCGATGAAGTCCGTCTGCTTCTCCGCGCCGTCCCGACCGGAGAAGTCCCGGTCCACCGCCAGCGTGAAGCTGGCCACCGGCGTCTGGCTCTGGGTGTACCTGAGCTCCGGGTCGCGCGTCAGCCGCCCCATCAGGTCAATGTGATTAAGCACCCTCTTCATCCTCCTTCTTGGAGATAGGGACGGTTATAACCGTGCTTATGGCGGCGTCAGCGACCCTCACCATATCGTCCAGCCGGTAACTGCCCTCATTCCTCTGGTAGATGATGATCGCCTCCAGAAGTGCGCGGCTCATGACCAGCTCCTTGTACTCCTCGGCGGTGATCGTGACCGTGCCGGTCATGGCGACGATGAGGTTCTTTTCCTCGTTCATTTGAAATGCTCCTTTCTGCTGCATATATCGATGACGGCCTTACACTCGGCAACATCGAACATGCCGATGTGTGTTTTCTTGTAGGGGATGCCCATCTGCTGGGAGAGCCATTGATAGGCGGCATCCCGGTCTCCCTTGAACCTGCCGTACTTCCAGAGCGGGTCAAATGCTTCGTGGGCGAGGTTCTTCCAGTGTCGGAGCTCGGCGTTGGCCAGACGGCCGAGGGGCTTGATGCTGCCGCGGTGACAGCCCACCCAGGCGAGGTCTTTCCGGCAGATCCAGACCTTATGGCCGTAGCTCTTGCCATAGACCTCTTTGCTGTCTACCAGCTCCGCAGGCTGGTGGCAGTAGGGGCAGATCACTTTCACGGGCTCCATTCCTCCTTGTATCTGGCGATTTGCTCCGGCGTGTCCGTATCGATGCCGAGGGCTCGCGCCTCTTGGACCGCGCCGTCGATCAGGCGGGACATCTCCTTGCTGTCCATCAGGTGCGTCCGCTTGTAGAACAGGTAGCACTTATAGGGCTTTCCCTCCAGCTCCATGCTCTTATAGCAGCGGGTGTAGGGGTAGAACTCATCGATGTCCGCGGATTCCGGGAGCATCGCTCCGAGGACATTGCCGTCCTCGTCCTTTGCCAGAGCGCCATACTGCACGACCAGGTTCCGCTTGGCCTCGTCATCGCTGAGGTTTAAGGCCTCAGCGATCTTGTTGACGAGGACGTGGAAATAGGCGTTGGCATCCTTGCTCCTGGGCTCCCGCCATTTCTTGATGGTGACGTTGACGTCGCATTCTTTGAGGGCGTCGAAGCTCTCCCGGTAATCCTGGGTGACGGTGATCGTGATGTGCTGCTCACCGTGCGCCCCGAAGGTCAAGTCTTTCAGTCTGCCTCTCATACGGACCACTTCTCTGTGTAGAGCTCATACAGCCCCATGGCCTTGATGGAGGTCACGAACTCCGCGATCAGGTCTCCGATGTAGGCGGTGTTCTGCCGGGCGTATGTCTCGATGTACAGATCGGTGCCGTCGCTGACGAGGTAGCGGAACTCGCGGGCCTCCGGCACAAGGTAGAAGTACGCCGGATGCTGCGGGCTATCGACATAGCTCCCGGCCAGGTCCAGACTACCGAAGCTCTTGACCTTGTACTTCACGTCGTAGATGGTGCCGGCCTTCAGGACATCGAGGATGCCGTGGATCTGGAAGCGCACACCGTCAACGGTGATCGGTCGCCGGATGCTGACCTGCACCTGACCTCCGCGGATGATGTCCGCGATCTGCTGGATGCCAGACTCCCATTTCGGGAGCTCCGGGCGGGGCTGGCCTGCGGCCTCGGCATATACGGCTCGCTCGAAATCGATGCCGGCCTGCATGGCCTCATTCGGGGGGATGGGCTCGCGGTTCAGGGAGCGCAAGAAATCTTCCTTGGCCTGCTCCTGCCCTTCCTCCCAGCAGTTGTACATGTAGCCCCATGAGGAGAGCAGGCTCTGCGTGATCAGCAGCATGGTCAGCCCTCCTTCTTGTCCTCCGGCGCGGGGGTGTACTTCTTCAGCACGGAATCCCAGAACAGGTTGAGCTCCTTGATCTTCGTGTTGAACATGACGCCGATCTCCTTCTTGGAGGTCAGGGCGTGCTCGATGCCGTTGATCAGCGGCATGGCCGCGTTGGCGGTCTCCACGTCGGTGATGCCGGCGACAATCTCCTTGCCCCTGGCGATGGCTGCGTCGTACTTTTCCTTGAGCGGGAGATATTCGGCGTTCTCTGCGGCGATGTTCGCCTTCGCCTGGTCGAAGATGCGGGTGAGCAGATCATTCGGGACAGACGGACCGAGGGCGGGAATGGCATAGTTACCGTTGATGCCGTGGCAACCCTTGGCGAAGAACTCCTGCTCCGGGGAGAAGAAGATCCTCCGCTCCTGGCCGATCATCTGGATGAAGCCGCCGAAATCGCAGGGGGTCCAGACGATATTCTTGGCCGCGCCTTCGCACATGAGGCGCTGCTGGGCGTTGCCGTCCTTGTCCGTCTTCTCCTCGGTGTGGAAGACATAAATCAGGTTCTTGTTCATCACATCCCGGACATAGCCGGTGAAGCGGATGAACTCGCTCTTGACGGCGCCGAAGCCCTTGAGGGAGATCGCGCCGTTCTTCTGCTTGTTGACGGTGGGATTGCTCCGCATCGCCCAGTCCTGAAGGAAGGTCACAAAGCTGCCGCCCGTGTCGATGATGATGGTCTGCGCGGAGGCAACGACAGGCGATTCGATGTCGGTCAAGACCTCCTCGTAGGTGTTCAGCGTGATGACCGCTTTCGCCAGGCGGCGGTGCTCGGCCTTGATGCGGGAAATGCCGCGGTCGCAGTCAATCAGAACGGGGTCCGGGGCCGAGAGGGCCAGCGTGGTCTTGCCGACGCCGGGAGGGCCGTACAGGATAACAGAGAAGGTCTGGTTGTCAAAGGTCATTTCATTCGGATCGTTAAGCATGGTGTGCTCCTTTCAAAATCGGGTAGGTTTTAATGAATTCGTTGTAGACGCGCTCGATGGCGTCATCCGGGATGCCGACGATGTCCGGCTCGCCGTCGCGCCAGCCCTGCTGGACAATGGCCACGTCGCCGGTGATCGGGCTCCCGTGCTTGTCGATGCCGTAGAGGTAGCTGGCGACGGGGTTGATGGGCAGGCCGAGGATCAGGCCTTCCTCGTTGCACTCCAGCATCAGCGGAGGTTTTAACCGCATGGGATGGACGTTCTCGATCCAGCCGCCGACGATCTTCTGCAGGCCGTCCAGAATCATGCCGTCCCTGACCTCCAGCTCCTTGATGCTGATGGTGTTGTCGGCGGTGATCACGATTACCTTTTCAGTCATCATCTGCCGCCTCATCGACCAGGACGCGCTCGGCGATGATGACCTCCCGGCAGAAAACGCCGTGGTTTCCGCGGCTGGCCATCTTGCTGCGCTTGAACTCGTCCTCGGTATAGACATCGCAGCAGTCGAGGATCTGGGCCTCTCTGCTGGGGTGGAAGGCGCGGAACACGTTGCGGGCGATTTCCTCGTCCTCCGCGTGGATCACCGTCCAGCCGCCGACAAAGGGGTGATTCTCGCTGCCATAGGTGAAATAGAACTTTGCCATTACTGCTCCTTTCCGGGGAAGCACTCCGGCGCTTCCCACGCATCGCGGCCGCGCAGACACTCGTTGCAGCCGACGATCTCAAAGTCTTCGTTGATGTAAACGGTGCTGCACTCGGCGTCGCAGATGGGGCAGTGCGGGTATTCCGGCTCTTTGCCGTCCGGGTAGCCGGTGCGCTCCAGGTTGGTGATGACCGGGTGCTGCAGGTCTCTGTCATACATCGGGCTCGTCCTCCAGCATTTTCATCACCTTGTCGTAGAGCCAAGCCTGCACGGATTCGAAGCCGTCCCGGTCCACTCTCACGATGAGCTTGGCGTAGTCCTTCGGCGTCATGCGGAAGGTCAGCTTCCGGCCAAGGCGCCGATTGTCCTTCTTGCGGCCGGCAGACCTTTCAGTTTCGGTGGAAGGTTCTGCAAGGTCGCTGCAAGGTTCCTCCGGGTGCTCGACGCCGTAGGTGTCGCAGATCAGGCGCAGCCCGTCCGGGTGGATCACGATGCCGTACTTCTCCGGGGCTTGGCACTGGGCGAGGAGCTGGCGGTTGAACTTCGGGAACTGCTCCCGGACTACCATCGCGATCTCCTTCCCCTGCGCGCCGGTGCTGCGGCAGATGTCGCGCAGCTGCAGGCAGTCATTGACATCCGGCCAGGACGGTGTTACAATGCAAGGTACAGACCCATCGCATTCAGAAGGTGTCCCCGTGCCAGCGGGGGCGCTTTCTTTTTCGTTCTGGCAATCGCACTTCTCGCCGAAATCCAGATGAACGCCGCAGTGCGGACAAACGCGGTACTTCATGACTTTTCACCTCCTCTCCGCTTGGCGAGCCATTCCTGATACCGTTCCTCCGCGCCCGGCTCGGAGAAGACCTGCTCGACGAGCAGCAGCGCCGCCTTCGCAAGCTCCTCCTTCCGGAACGCGGGGACCTGCAAGGTATTGATCTTGATGCCTTCCATGACGGCCTCCTTTCTGCATTCTTTACCTTGCCTGTCTAAAACTTTAGACGCTCGCCTCAAAAAAAAGATGGCCAATGGTGGTGTCGAGGGCAGAGGCCAGCTTCTGGAGCGTCCGGGACGATACGCACTTGTCCGGGTCGTTCTCCAAGCTGGAAATGGTCTGCCTGCTGACGCCACTCTTCTTGGCCAGCTCCTCCTGAGAGAGCCGCAGCTCTTCTCGGCGTTCCTTAATCTTGTATCCCACTGAGTTCACCTCCTCAACTTGTAGTGTCTAAAGCATTTGACAATCGCATAGTACACCCGTGAAAAAGCGTTGTCAAGTATTTTGGTCAAAATTGTCTAAAATAATTGTCAGACGGCATTGACTTTTACAGACACACCATGTAAAATACGATTTACATAGCGGGAGGAGAAAACAATGACGCTTTCAGAGTTCATCGTGAATTACAGGAAAGAGCACGGCCTGTCCCAGCGTCGGCTCTCTGATCAGTGCGGCCTTTCGACCGGCTACATTTCCTTGATAGAGAAAGAGATCAATCCGCAGACCGGGAAGAAGATGGTCCCCACGCTGGCCGCGCTGAATAAGCTCGCGACCGGAATGGGAATGACGATCGACGACCTCTTCCAGGCCGTCGATGATATGCCCGTGAGCATTTCAGACAAAACCGCCCTCGTGGACGAGGACGGCCTTGATGAAACTGAGGCAGAAATCTTCGCCATAGTTACGAATCTTTCTCCGCAGAAGAAGACGGAGGCGCTGGGGTATCTTCGCTATCTCGAAGCTCGGAAAGACACTTAAACAGCTCCTGCAGTTCCTCTGCGGTCAGTTTGCTGGTGATGCGGCGAATGGCAAGAAAGTCCTTTGAACTGATCATCGTCCCAACCTCTCTTTCTGTATTCTGCCTCACGGACAGTGTGAGAATTATACACGGAGGCGGGCTGTTCTGTGGGGTTTCGTTAGATTCTATCGTTCGACAGAATTCGAGCTACAAAATATAGTAGGCCGCTCTCTGGGGCGGCACAATGAGGAGGCGCAGCATGACCATAACCACCACGCCCACCATTGAGGGGCAGAAGATCGAAAAGCATCTTGGTATCGTCAGCGGCATCACCCTGGTCGCATTCCCCGGAGGCCAGAAGATGATGATGCGCGGATGGAAGAACGGCATGGATGAGGTGATCGCTGCCGTCACGGAGCAGGCCGAGCAGCTGAAGGCCGACGCCGTTGTCGGCTTCAAGATTGATGTCTACAAGTCCGGCATGAGCGACAACCTGTATTACTCCGGCACCGCCGTGAAGCTGGCCTGACGCCGATCTGATCGAAAGGGGGTGGTAGAGTGCCACGGAAGAAAAAGGCCGACACAGAGGAAGCAATAGAGCAGCAGGCCGTGATCTACGCCCGCTATTCCTCCCACAGCCAGAAAGAGGAGAGCATCGAGCAGCAGGTTGAAGAGTGCATGGCCTTTGCCGCCCTGAACGGGTATAAGGTCATCCGGGTATATCCAGACAAGGCCCTCTCCGGCCGGACCGACAAGCGCCCGCAGTTCCAGAAGATGATGCGGGACGCGGAGAAGCGGGAGTTCGGCATCGTCATCGCCTACAAGTCAAACCGCATCGCCAGGAACATGCTGCAAGCCCTCCAGTATGAGGCGAAGCTGGATATGTTCGGCATAAAGACGCTCTATGCCAAAGAGGAGTTCGGGAACACCGCGGCCGGGCGCTTCGCCCTCCGCACCATGATGAATGTGAATCAGTTCTATTCCGAGAACATGGCCGAGGACATCCGGCGCGGCATGAGGGACAACGCCGAGGCCTGCAAGGTGAACGGCGCGCTGCCGCTGGGCTATGTGAAGGGCAAGGACGGGAAGTATGCCATCGAGCCGAAAGAGGCCGACCTGGTGCGGGAGATCTACGCCATGGTGTTCGATGGCGTGGCCTTCATCGACATTGCGAACGAGCTGAACGGCCGCGGCCTGAAAACAAAGCAGGGCAACAGGTGGAACAAGAACAGCTTTCACCGCATCCTGTCGAATGACAATTACATCGGGGTCTACCGTCACTCCGGCATCGTGAAGGAGGACGGCATACCTCCCATTCTGGATAAGGAGGTATTCTACGCGATGCAGAAGCATCTCGAAACGAAATCAAATCCCCGCGGAAAGCACCGACGCGACAGCGCGGATTACCTTCTCACGGGGAAGCTCTATTGCGGGCCGTGTGGGTCGCCGATGGTCGGGATCGCCGGCACCAGCCACACCGGGGCGCTGCACTATTACTACACCTGCCAGAACAAGAGGACGGGCGGGGATTGCAAGAAGAAGAACGCGAAGAAGGAGGACGTCGAGCTGGCGGTCACGCTCCTGACGCATAAGTTCATCCTCCGGGATGATGTCATAGAGTGGATCGCGGACAGCGCCATGGAAGTCCTGATGGACGCTGGCAAGGATGCGGAGATCGAGGCGATGGAGGCGGAGCTGGCCGAGGTCAACAAGGCCAGGAAGAACATAATGACCGCCATCGAGCAGGGCATCATCACAGCCACCACCAAAGACCGGCTGCTGGAATTGGAGAGCCAGGCCGTCACGCTGGAGAAGTCTATCGCGCTGGCCAAGGCGGTCGTGAGGGAGAAGACCATCGACAAGGAGCGCCTCATTTTCTCCATGGAACAGCTCCGGGACGGCGACGTCCGGAGCAAGGAGTTCCAGAAGCGGCTGATAGATACCTTCGTCAAAGCCGTGTACTTATGGGATGAACGGATAGAAGTTGACTACTATTATACCGGAGAGAAATCGCGGATCGCCTGCACTTTTGAGGAGGTCACGGGCGGCAGCGACGGAGCATCGGCGAAGGTTCGTATAAACTCTGATGAGGTCCACCACAAGAGAGTTGTACGAACCCCGGACGGGGATGTGACTATCATCCTCACGGCCGAGGCCATCGTACTGCTCGCCCCGCTCAGTGTCAGCGGGTAAACAAAATAGGCGTAGTATCTGTTTCATGGATACTATGCCTATTTTGTTTCTCTCCGGGGTGCCGCCATAACCTATTCCGTTATTTTCTAACAATTCCCCCAAATTCGTCTTTTTTGTGGTAGAAAATAACTAAAGGAGCGGCATGCGTATGATTAAGATTTTACTGTCCCGCAAGCTTGGCGAGCTTCGCTGGACACAAGCAGAGTTGGCCCGTGTTACAGGCATCAGGCCATCCACCATCAATGAAATGTACCACGACATGGTTGACAGGGTTAATCTGGATCACCTTGACCTTATCTGTGAAGCGTTGGACTGTGATCTTAGCGAGATTATCATCCGCGTCCCCGGAAACGAAGCCATGCCGTCAAAGGACCCGGCCAGGACTCATTCAGGCCGGTGATGGTGCTGCCCTTTGCAAGCCCAGGTGTTACCGCACCTGGGCTTGTTTTTATAGTACCTCTCCGCTCTCGTCTATGAACTGGATGCTGACGGTGCAGCCGAGCACTGCGGCCATCTTCCTGATCTCGCTCTCGGAGAAATCGTCGCGCTTCATCTTGTTCGACAGGTTTTGCCGGGTCTGCCCGGTGCCCTCCGCCATGTCGCCCATGCTGAGCCCCTTGCGCTTCATCAGCACCTTGATTTTCTCTCCGGCTTTCATTTCCACGCTATCGCCTCCCTTCCTCGGTATCTTACATCATAGGGTGTAATCTGTCAATAATTTTTTTCATTTTTCACTGAAAAATTGCAAAAAACTCTTGACAGATTTCACTTTATAGTGTAATATAAAGACAGAAAGAACGAAGGGAGGTGGTAAAAATGAGCGAGACTGAAAAAGCCCTGCGAGACCTGCTGAAGCTCATCGCTGATCATCCAGAGTTGGCAGACCGGATCACGATCACGATAAAGCCCAGCAAGGTCAAGCAGGGCGAAGCCGAGGAAACTGACGAGTAACCCGGCTGAGGGGGAGAGGAAATCTCCCCTCCCCCTCAAGATAACACAGCCGGACAGAAAATACAAGAGAGGGGTACAAAAAATGTACGACATGATGAAGAAGCAGAACCTGGGCGTCGAGATCGAGCTCACCGGCATCACCCGCCAGAAGGCCGCGAAGATTATCTCCACCTACTTTGGCGGCACCGCCGTCAACCACACCTGCGATGGATACGACACCTGGACCGCGAGAGACCGGCAGAGCCGAATCTGGAAATGCAGCCGGGACATCTCCATCACGCCGGAGGCGAAGGTCCGCGGCGAGATCCAGTCCCGCCCGACCGGCCGCACCCCCACCGATCTGCGCTGCGAGATCGTGACCCCGATCCTCCGCTATGAGGACATCGAAGACCTGCAGAACATCGTCCGGGCTCTCCGCAAAGGCGGCGCGTTCGCAAACAGCAGCTGCGGCATCCACGTCCACGTTGACGGTGCGAACCACACCCCCGACAGTCTGACCCGCCTGCTGAACTTCGCCGTTGGCCGTCAGGACCTCTTCTATGAAGCCCTCCAGATCGGGGCCAACCGCTCCGGCCGCTGGTGCAAAAAGGTGAACGCCGCCGTGTTCAAGGCCATGAAGAAAACCGAGGGTCTGGACCGGAGCCAGACCGAGCGCATCTGGTACAGCCAGCTGAACGACGGCTACTGCGGCGGCATCAACCACACCCACTACAACGACACCCGCTACCACGGCATCAACCTCCACGCTTTCTTCACCAAAGGCACGGTCGAGTTCCGGCTTTTCAACGGCACCACCCACGCCGGGAAGATCAAGGCCTATATCCAGTTCTGCCTCGCCATGAGCGCCTGGGCGATTGCCTGCCCGGACAACAACCTCTACTTCCGCTCCACTGCGAACATGACCGCCGAGCAGAAGGGCAAGCTGATGATGAGCGTGCTGACCAACCGCCTGGGTCTGACCGGAGCCGAGTTCAAGACCTGCCGGGAGCACCTGACCGCCGCCTTCGCCACCAGCGAGACCGCCGTCGCCTGACAAATACGATCCCGCCCCGGAGGTCACGAGGGCAAAGGAGAAGATCATGTATATCTATAAGTTCACTATCGAAGCGGTCCGTGAGCGTTTCATGGAGCCACCCCTGCACGACACTTCTGAGCACTACATCGCCGCCTACTCTTACGATCAAGCCCACAGCCATGTATGGGGAATGCTGAATCGGGCCGGATGGAAGGTCAACAAGATCACCGGGAAAGAAATCTTTTTGCAGGACATCCGCGATGCCTGCGACCACACCACTGACTAAGGAGGAACTGACATGAACAAGATTCGCAGAAAGAGCTTGCAGGAGATCATCGACCAGATCGACCAGCTGAGGGAAGACCTGGACACCCTCAAAGAGGAGGAAGAAGAGTACCGGGACAATATGCCGGAGAATCTGCAGGGCAGTGAGAAATATGAGGCCGCGGAAGAGGCCTGCGATGCCCTCGACAGCGCCGTGAGCTGCCTGGAGGATGCCATCACCAACATCGAGGAGGCGATCGGATGAGCAGGAAATACTACCTCGCCTACGGCAGCAACCTGGACGTCGATCAGATGCTCCGGCGCTGCCCGGAGGCCATCCAGATCGGGAGCTCCACCATCGAGGACTACGAGCTGGTGTTCCGGGGCAACTCCCGCCGCTGCGGGGTGGCCAACATCGAGCCTTGCGGGGACGGCGTATCCGTCCCCGTGGGGATCTGGTCGATCACAGAGCGGGACGAGGCCGCGCTTGACCGCTATGAGGGCTGGCCCTGGCTCTACGAAAAGCAGACCTTCTACGTCCGGGTGAAGGGCAAGACGATCTCCGCCATGGCCTACATCATGACGCCCGGCCACCGGATCGCCGCCCCCACCCGCGCATACCTCGACACCATCCTCCGGGGATATGATGACTTTGGATTTGACGCCGCTCCGCTGCTGGAGGCGGCAGACAACGCAGAAAGGAGATTTCACGCATGAGCAGAGATTGGACGAAAGAGGAGCTGCAGGCCGCAAGCGAGGCCATGAAAGCAGCCGGCCAGATGACCTATGAGGAGTTCAACGCCTGGCTGATCATCACGCACTTCGGGAAGGAGCAGACGGACGGGGACCACTACTGCCCCCGCTGCGGGAAGTTCACCGTCAAAGACCGGCTGCACACCAACGCGCTGAGCCGTCACGCGAAGGTCTATATCTGCGACCAGTGCGGCACAGACGAGGCGCTCCGGGATTTCACGCAGTGCGTTCTCCCGCTCGAACAGTGGGCCATCGTGCAGCAGGAGCGTCAAGAGGTCGATTAAGCCCCTCTCGGCCTCTCTGTTAAGTTATAACCGCCGTTCCCGCTTGTAGGCGTGTACGCGCATCACCACGGAGAACGGCGCGCAGAAAGCCACGGAGGGCAACAAAAAAACACCCCCTCGGCGGGATCGTGAAATCCTGTCGAGGGGGTTGTTTTCATATCGCCGGGCTGTCTTCGCTCCCGGCCGGTTCCTCATTGAAGTTATGGGCTTTGGCGGCGTCATAGGTGATGCCGCCCTCTTTGTGGTCGCTCTTTGCCATATCCATGTAGAACGAGCAGACCACGCCGTGGGCGGACCAGGGCAAGCCGATCATGGCCGTGAGCCACGGCAGCGCCCCGGTGTAGTCCTTCCGGATGCAGTAGAAGGACAGCAGCAGGACGCCCACCGTGACCACCCAGAGCAGCCAGCGGATGTCGGAGATCAGGCGCTTGGAATAATCCAGCTTCTTTTTCTCCCTCCGCTTTACATGCTGCGCCCTCATGCGAGGCCTACCAGCTTGGCGAAGCGGTACATGATGGTGACCATCTGCTCGCGGGTCAGTACATCCTCCCACATGCCATTGAAAGCGTCAGAGCCGCCACCTTTGACGATGCCCTTCTGCACGGCCCACTCGCGGGCCTCCTTGCTGTAGGCGCTGGCGTCGTTGTCCTGGAGCTCCTTGCGGAATGCATACCACAGCTTTTTGAAGGCCGCGAGATCCGCGTCCTCCTTCGGCTCCGGCGTCAGGGCGGCGGTCACGCGCGCTGCGAGGTCGCCCATCCTGGCATACATCCAGTCGCCGGGACAGGACTTGTTCGCAAACCAGCGGTGCACCGTCAAGAGCATTTCATCCGCGGCGGGGATATAGGCCAGCGCCGCGGTCTTGTCCGGGATCCAGAGGAGCTTCGTCTTGCCGTTCCTCCGGCAGATGTCGATGCAGAGCTGGATCAGCTGCTGATAGCAGACATCCCGGAAAGCGTAGGGGGCGGTGGTGTCGGAGGCGCATTCGATGGTGACGGACCTCTTATCGTTCGCGCTGGAGGAGCTGCACCACGAAACGGTATCCTCCTCCACGAACATGCCGACGCGCCCGTCCTTGTCCACGCCGTAATTGCTGGAGGCGTTCTTGCCGGATTTGGCGAACTCCGCGCCGAGGGCCTCGATGGAACACTGGCCAACGACGCAGTGCGGGGTGATCCGGTCGATGGGGACGGGGCGCTTGCCGGAGTTGTAGGGGCTCAGCTTGGTATAGACCACCAGAGAGCTGTTGCTCATCGGTCACGCCCCCTTGTTCAGTTCATAGACGGCGCTCTCGATCATGGCGTCGAGCTTGGCAGCGTCCACGGTCACGCCGTGAGATTTCAGCCATTCGACCACATACTCTTTCTTCTCGGTGCCCTGACCGTAGCCCTTGAAGATCTGCTCGGCGGCAGCGACGGCGATCTTGACCAGCTCCATGATCACGGTCTGCTGCTGCAGCGTGGTGTGGCTCCGGATGTACGGAACGGCGACGCAGGTGATGATGGCGATGATCAGCGTGATGACCGCCTCGATGATGGGGGTAATGTTATACATGTTCTTTCCTCCTCAGAGAAAATCGTGTTTTTGCAGGCGATCGTCATAGACGCGCCCGATATGGGCCACCGCATGGACGGCCCGGTTGTTCTTGTATTCCGGGTGCTTCTTGCAGTAGTCCTCATAGTAGTCGATCTCCGCAAGGATCTCGATAAAGTCCTCCTGCGTGTGCGGGATGTCCCGGAGGAGTTCGTTATTGAATGCGAGGATGCGCTGCCGATGGCTGTCTGCGTTCCTCTCGTCATCCAGACGGATATGCTCATCGAGCACCTGGCGCGTCTCCTTCTGCTCGTCCTCCACATCCTTCAGCTTCGACAGCACATCGGCATTGATGGACTTCCCGAGCCATTTGGCAACGGCAGACCACGGATTGAGTTTGATGGGCGTGATCTGGATGATCGTCATGAGGAGCAAGAGGAGACCGCCGCCGTTCAGCAAGATGTCTTTCAAGCTCATACGCTTTCTCCTTACATGCAGAAAAGGCAACCGCCGAAGCAGTTGCCTTTCATAGATTGTGGTATTCAGTTTTCGCTGTGCCGGATCAAAACGAAATCCTCCAGCACCTTGTTCCTCAGCTCGTCGCAGTCGCAGTGCTTCATCAGGCCGAGGTATGAGGTTATGACCTGCTGGCAGTATTCAAGAGGCAGCTTCCCTGTGCCGTAGTTCTCCATGATGTAGGCCAGGTGGCGCTTCATCTGCAGCGTGGTACTCTTACGCAGCTCGATCCTGTCCGGCGTGACGATCCGCCCGACGAACTCCACGCGGGAACCCACCGGCATGACCGCCGTCTTGTTGTTGAGCTGTAGGCCGAGGTGTTCCCGGAGGTAATCGTCCGCGCCGCCCACGATATCCCACGCCTGCTGTTTGGACGGGCAGAGGAATATCATATCATCCATATACCGCCCGTAGTCTGGCGCTTTCAGATTTCGCTTGATGTAATGGTCCAGTGGCGTCAGCACCACATTGGCGGTCATCTGGGAGATCAGGCTGCCGACCTGCATCCCGATGCCGGCCACGCGCTCAGCCGTGGTGACGTCGGTGCAGTGAATTGGCAGGCCAAAAGGCCGACCGTCACAACGGATGGCCGTCTCCAGAAACCACATCATGTCGGGATCGTCCAGGGGACGGCCCAGCTCCCGGAGCTGCACATCAATCGGAATCCGGAAAAAGAACTTCGCGACATCCATCTTCCCGACATACCAATCTCTGTGTTGCCTCATCCAACGCTGGACCTGCTGAACCGCGCTTAGCGTGCCGCGTCCTGGAATGCTGCCGTAGGAGTGCTCGTACATGCTCCTGACATAGATCGGCCAAAGCACCTTATAGGCGGCACAGTTGACGACGCGATCCGGGAAAGGCGCTGCGTGAATCAGCCGCAGCTTCGGGAAATACTCATAGAATGGATACAGCTCTCCGGGCTGGTACATCTTCCATTGGAGCCGGTTGACAGCATCAATGAGGTTTTCTTCGAGGTGCGCGGAATAGTCCAGCACTGCATTCTTGTACCGCTTGTTGCGGCGGGCAAGAAGGTAGCCGTCATACATATTGTCGAATGTCGCAAAACGCTCGAAAACATGAGAGTGCTTTTCCATCCGGCAGTCCTCCCCGAAGGCCGTTCCTTACAGGCGCCGTACCAAATGGTCGGAACGCCGGCGTCTCGGCATATCATTTTTCTGCCATAAATGACCGAGGAAACGGACCCCTTTATCACCGCTGCACTGAAACCGAGCCCATGAGCTCGGAATATCTGGCCACGCGGTAAAGCGGCGCGGAAGCCGATGTTGTCGTTCGAGTTGTCGCGCCCGTTGTTGCCGTTGAAGGAGCCGACACCGTAGGACGAATTGTTGTAGTTGCCGCCGGAGTAGAAAGCGCGCAGACGGCCCGTTCCCTATGTAGAGGTTTTCTGGCCGTTGACAGCCCGCAGCCAGCCCCCTATCATCTTGCCAATCTCCACCAGCTTATCCGACCACACCTCATAACGATGCATGGAGATATACCGCAGGTCATAGGCGAGCCGGATATAGACCTGGATCTTCTCGTTGGCTACATCCATTTCCTGCAGGGTGGACTTTTTGAAGTATTTTTTCTTCGCCTCGATACATCGTTCCATAAGGACATCCATGTTCCTCTTGATGTCGGCGGCGAGAGCAAACTTCTCCGATTTCGGGAACTGATTGAGGACCGGGTACGCATACAGCATCATGTCATAGACCTTCTGCTGCAGTTTCAGTTCTTCTGCCATGCCGCCGACCTCGCTCCCGTAATGTACAGTGGATTATACATCACGGGAGCGGGAAATGGCGGTTTTGTGAGAAAATAACGCATTTCGTTATTTTCAAAAATTCGCGTCCGCGCTTCGCGCGGAAAAGAGAGGCCCCGCTACCGCGGGGCCATCAGGTCACAGTCAGGCAGAGGGCAGATTGACAAAAGCGGCGCGGAAGCCGATGTAGTCGATCGAGTTGTCGCGCCCGAGGTAGCCGCTGAAGGAGCCGACACCGCAGGACGAATTGTTGTAGTTGCCGCCGGAGCAGAAAGCGCGCTCGTCTTCGTAGCTGTTCCAATAGCACAGATCGCTGGAGAACAGCTCGGTGCCACCGTTGTACTGATACAGGCCGAGAGCGGCCAGCAGCAGCTTCGCGGCGTCGCCGATGCTCGAATCGCACACGATGTTGGCGAAGGTGACGCTGTGGTAGGTCGTGGCGGTGTCCGTCTTGGTCGTGGAGAAGGTCAGTTTGCTGCTGATGAAGTCGAGCTTGATGGAGCCGCTAGTCGTGCCGGAGCCGTCCGGGTCGATCAGCGTACCATCAGACCCCTTGATGGCCTTCCACGAAGCGGCGCTCGCGGCCTGGGAAATGGAAGAATCGGCGCCGTTGTTGTTGGCCAGGATCTGCAGCTCGCCCTTGACAGTGCGGATGCCGCCGCTCCACTCCCATACATTGCCGCACAGGTCGGCGATGCCGGAGGGCGTCTGATCGTGATACCAGGTCAGCGGGCCGGTGCCGGTGGCGATCCTGGTAGCATAGTAGCTGCCGCTCGTCGCCGCGGGAATGGCCTTGTAGTTGCTCTCGCTGGAGTGCTTGCCGTAGTTGTTGTTGCCTTTCGGCATAACTCCGTTCTGCTGGCACCAGCGGAGCAGCAGGCCCCACTCCATGCGCGTCATAAGGTGCCAGCCGGCGCCTTTCGCAGCGCAGGCCTGAAAAGCAGCGTCAAAGGTGATGTTCACCTTGGGGTCCTGTCCCGGGAGAGAATAGGCGCGGCTGTCCCTGACGATATTCTGATACTTGGAGATATAGATCTCCGGCACCTCGGCGCCGTTCACAATGAACGCAGGATGCACCGCGGTGGATGCACCCATGCCGAGCTGCGCGTAGGTCAGCTTCGGAATCTTCACCATGATCGAGGGCATGCCTTTATCATCGAAAAGAATCTCGTTGCCGGGGCAGACGCCCTTGATTGCCAGGGCGCTGAGGTCAAAGTTCGCGGACATGATGTGTTCCTCCTTTACTCAATCGCCCACAGCGTGAGCGTCACTTTGTCCATGTCAAGGGGCAGAGGCGTAGGCGGCTCCGGCTCCTCGCCTTCGCCGGCCTCATGGTACTCATACTCCTTGGCCGGGATGTCGAGCTCCGCGACATACGCGCGGCCAGCGGCAGCGCCGATCACCAGCTCGCCGTCATCGTCATAGCAGACGTCGATGTGCTCCGGATCGTCCTTCTGCCGCTTGGACAGATTGATCGTCAGATCGTCATCGAAGCAGATCTTCTTGCCGATGACCTCATAAGGGATCTTCGGGCCTTCGTTTTTCTCAATGATAATCATGCTGTGAATCCTCCAATCACAATGTAGTCCACAACGGCACTTTTGGCGCTGCCGGTGGTTCTGAGTTTGAAGCCGTTGACCAGCAGATCATACGCCTCCACCTCGCCGGGGTTCCCGACAGCGGAGGTGATCCTGGTGATCACGGCATAGGTGGTGTCCGGGAGCGAGGGCGACAGACTGACGGTCTGCTGGCTGTTGTTGAACGGAAAGGCCAGCGTGTTCGTCAGCGTGACGGTGCCATGCCGGACGGAGAAGCCCTTCTCGTTCCACTCGTCCTCATTGAGCCGGACATAGTTCAAAAGCGCACCGAAAGAAATCTTTCGGTCAAAGAGCTCTGCATCAAGAGCTTCGTCGGTATACTCCTTCGCCTGGCCGGACGCGGCTTTCTTTGCCATGAGATAGGCGAGAATATCCACGGATCACACCTCCCGCCATGTGTCATCGTTGCCGAGCATGTAGGTGTGCGCCATGTCGTTGGTGTAGGCCACGCTCCCGGCGCCTGCAACCTCGCCGCTGGCATTCCTCACGGAGGTCGGGAGATTGGCCACATCGGAAGCCGACGAAATCAAGAATTCCCGGTATGTCGGCGCTTTACCGGGTCCGCCCTCCTGAACGATTGCGATGCTCATGGTAATTCCTCCTGTGTTCAGTTGTCATTGCCGGAGCGGTCAGTCATAGCCGCCGATCACAGCATAGGTTACAGTGACGTTCTTCGCGCTGCCGGTGAAGGCGAGCTTGAAGCCGTTGACGAGGCGGTCCGTGACCTCGATCTCGCCGACATTGCCCGTGCCGGTCACATCCGCGATGACCACGATGTAGTTCTTGTTGTCCCTTGCGTTTGCCAGGGCAACGGACGATTTGGAGTTGTTGAAGGGGAAGGTCTCGCTGTTGGTGAGGGTCTTCTGTCCGACCTCCTGCACCGTGGCAGTCTCCAGATCATCCACGCGCCAGCCGAGCTGACGGGCGAAGTTGAGCAGAAGCGCGGAGGCGGCATGTGCATCGACGATCCCGCCCTCGATGTTGTTGAAGCGCGTCTGGTCCTGCGGGGTGCCCTGCTGCATGACCGTCCCGGCCATGGTGATCGTGACGGTACCGTCGCCGTTGTCTACGATGCGGAAGCAGTTGGAAGGGCTCGTCACATGATCGAGCCAATAGGTCCAGTCGTACATGGCTTAGCTTGCCACCTCCTGAATGTTGAAATCGAACCAGTACAGGATGCCCGTCTGCCCGGAGTTGATCGTGATATTCACGTCCTCATGGGCGAACAGTTCCCCTGCCTGATTGAAGAGCTCCACCCGGTTGATCGTCATGGAGCTGCCGCCAGAGTTGATGTTGAGCTGCGCCCGGACAATACCGTTCGTGATCGTCACGCTGGACAGGTACACCTTCGTGTAGGTGCTGCCCACGCGATACCGAGCATACGCGATCCGGTTCTTGGTGAAGTTGCGGTAATCTGCCAGACCTGCGGCATCAAGCATTTCTTATCCCACCTTTCAGAAAAGTCCGCCCGGCACTGTACCGCACAGTCGGGCGCTATATGCAAGCCCTCCGTTGGAGGTGCCAGCAACAATGGTGCCGGATGCGATCTCGCCCTGCACGGCGCGTTCCGGGTAGGTGCCGCAGATGCGGCCCCAGTATTTCACATAGCCGGTCACGATGCGAATGCACACATTGACCGTCGTGCGATAGATGATTGCCTCCAGATGGGAGCGCAGGGATTTGTAGGTGTAGACCGCCTTCAGGATGTCCGTGTTCGACACGGGGATGATCGGAGCTCCGGATTCCAGCGCGACGCGGAACTTGTAGGGATCGCCGCCGTAGTCAAACCATTCCTCCACGTCGGAATCGGGGTAGATGGCGCGGATGGCCTCTTTCACCGCGCCGGCCGTTCCCAGATGGCGGTGGACATAGTAGTTGGTCTTGATCAGGTTGCGCTTCGCCTCGATGGGAAAATCGAAGTCGTACCAGTCAACCTTGAAGTCATAGGCCAGGATATCCAGAACGCCCTCCGGGAGCTGGTCGATGCGGGTGTAGATTTCCTCCTCCGGCAGGTCGTTCAGGTGCGTAACGAGAGCCCTGGCGATGGCCGTGGCCAGCGCCATCAGATTCTTATCGGCTGCGATCACCCGCGGGAGCTGCGAGAGGAAGTTGCTCTCGGTGTAGCCGTGATCACTCATTCTCTACGCCCCCATTCGTCAGCGTAACGGAGCCGACCTTCCCGATGTACGGGATGGTGTCGGCCAGCACGATGGGGTCCGTTTCGTACAAGCTCAGGTCGCCGTCCTGCAGCTGCTGGTAGGTCGGCGCCGTCACGGCCACGCGCTTGATGCCGGAGATCGCCATGAGCATGGAGATCAGCTTGGAGGGGTTGATGTCCCTGCCGAGCTTCCCCTGCTGCCATCTGATGTAGGCGTCAACGGCGTCTTCCACCTCCTGCGCGATGGTGGCGGTCTGGTCCGCCTGGCTGGAGATGTAATAGGTCAAAGTGATGTCATAGGACACCTCGGTCGGGTCCGACATCACCACCTTGTCCGTCAGAGGCCGGACGGTATCGTCGCTGCACGCGGCGAGCACAAGGCCTTTCAGCGTGGAGCCCGCCTTGCCGGGGTATTTCTTGGTGACGCCCCCGCTCGTCCAGGTCTGCCCCTCTTCATCCAGGACATAGATGCGGATTTCTCCGGGCGACGGAGAATTGACCACCACATCGGAGATCTGCGAGGAGGTGTCCTTCGCGTGGTAGACGTAGTTGCCTTTTGCCCCGGCAGTGGAGAGACTATCCATCGAAGCGCGGAGGATTTCGTAATACTCATCGTCCGTGAGCTTCTCGGCGCCTCCGTCGCTTTCTGTGACGTTTTCGACGGCCGAGTAATAGTCATACACGTCCACGACGGTATCGATGCTTCCAGCCGCCCAGCCGTTGCCCACGGTGCCCGCCGTCTGGCAGCGTACCTGTGCATCGACATAGGTGTCGCCGATCTCCACCCAGGCATCCTCCAGCGTCTCCCAGTAGAGCTTCTGCTTTCCGTCCGTCACCCGCGTACCGGCAGGGACCAGCACGGCGGAGGACTGCGCAGCGGAGATATGGAACCGCACCTTGCAGAAGGCGGGCTTTGCCGGGGTGCGCTCCTGCGCGTAGAACAGCTCGGCCAGCGCGTCCAGGTTCTCGCCCTCCGCGCGGGAGGGGAGGTTCTGGTTTGCCGCCTTGTTGCCCTTCACGCGCTCGGCGAGGATCACAGACGCTACCCAGTGGATCATCAGCCCCTCCGGGCTGGAATCCCGCACCGTGACGCCGGTCATCGTCTCATAGTCGGCGATCATCTGGTTTTCCAGCGCCGTGGTGTCAGTCGGGATAAACTCATAATCCGTGTTTCTACTCATCGATAATGTTCACCTCCACAACCGGGGTCAGGATGCCGGACGCATCCTGAGTGAAATTGACGGAGACCAGCTCAGCCCTCGGCTCATACTGCTGAATGGCCTCGCGGATCTCCACGATCATCGCCGGCGCTGCCGCGTTCATCGGCTTGTCCACGAACTTCATGGGCAGGCCGAGCGCGCGGCAGAGCGGCACATCTCCCTGCCATGTCATGAGCAGGATGGAGATATTCTGCAAGATGGATTCCACGCGGTTCGTCTCATTGAGCGTGAGCCCGTCTCTCCGCGATGCAGAAACCGTGTAGGACATAGAGCCGCCTCCTTACCAGTTGAGATACTCCTGCAGATTGACGGTCACCTTGCAATGCGTCAGATCGCCGGCGCCGTCAAAGAACTGCCCTTTCATGCTGTGCTTGGTAATCACCCAGCGGTATTTGCCGTAGGCCTTGTTCCCGATCACAAGCGGCAGCGTCGTGCCGTTGCGCTCGTAGGTGAAGATCTGGCCGATGACCGTCTGCGGGTTCACGCCGAGATAGGCGCTCAGCACGATGTCGAAGCTGATGGTGTCCGCGCCCATGCCGGTGTATTCCGTCATGGCGTGGGTGCCGTGCCGCTGGTGTGTGGCGTACCGCGCCGAGCCGCCCCAGTTCAGGTTGTTGAGCGTCTTGACGGTATCATCCGACACCTCGAACACGATGTCGCCCAGTGCGCCTGTAACCATTAAGCAATCCCTCCCAGAATGAAACCGTCCGCGTTCCATACCGGGAGATACAGAACGAGGACGGTATCGTTGATTTTCGGCATCCACCAGGTCGTGTAGGAGCCGGGAAGATGGTCGTGGGCCGGGTCGGTACTGGCCGAGCCGCCGCCCGTGTAGGTGTCCGTGATGGTGTGCGTGTGCTGATCGTCGGGATTGATGAAGAGCCCACCCTGATAATGCTGGAGGACATGCAGCAGGCCGGAGCTCATTTCTTCGCCCTGGAACTTTACGCGGGCCATCCGCTTGTTGGCGTCGATGAAGGTCACCGTGCCGACGCGGACGAGCCCCGCCAGAATCTTCTCATAATCCATGCTCATGCCCTCCTCAGCTGAAGGTCCCCTCATCGACCCAGCCGTACACATTGCAGTCGCCTTCGACCTCGTTCCAGAGACCGCCGATCAGACTGTACGGGTGCGGCGCTCCGGGGTTCTTGGCGAAGATCTTCGCCTTGCCTGCGGTGCGCGGCCCTCCGGTCGGGGAGCTGGCGTAGCTGCTCACATAATGGTAGCCGCCTGCAAAGTCCACGATGTCGCCGACGTTGTACTCCTTCGGCTCCTCCGCTTCCTCGACCTGCGGGACGTCCTCCTCCACCTTCCGGGCGGTCACCGTGGTGGTGTAGCCGTTGTTCCCCAGCGTGTGCTTGGCCTGCGTGATGAGGTATTTCCCATCCCAGCCGCCGAAGCCCTCGATCGCGATATTGACGCCGGAGAGCAGCGCCGGGTCGCCGGTCATCGTCAGCTGTACGGTCCGGGCGAATTTGTTGTGCAGCCGGAGGTTCTTCTCGGCCAGCGCCTTCGCCTCGCCGATGCTCCCGACCTTCCGGCAGAGGACGAGCTGCTGGCCGTCCTTCGTCTTGTCATGGTCGGGGCTCTCGGCGGTGCCCTCGATGCACTTGCCCGTCGCCGGGTCGTTGTAGTAGACGCGACAGGTCGCATACTGCGCGTCTGCGGTCGCCATAGTAAGTTTATACTTGGTATATAGCCCGCCGCCCCTCTTGACGGTTATAACCGCGTCCTTGGCCTCATAATCGGCCTGCTCGAAGATGACGAGCATCTTGTTCGTGGCTTTGAGGGAACAGCCGGCGTCGTGGCAGAGCTGTTTCAGGAATTCGATGTCAGAGACCTGGTACTGCTCCACCCGGTTATAGAACGGGTTCTGCGTGGCGAGGTACATGCAGGTCATACCGTTTTCAGAGGCGAGCTCCGACGCGATGCCCTGCAGGTCGTATTCCTCCCACGCTTTGCTTTTCAGCGTCTGTCGGATGGCAGAGGTGAACGGCAGGCTGGTGGCCTTGATCGTGACGGTGGACCCGGAGCCGGAGCCGCCGTCGCAGCTCACGCTGTCCAGCTCGAAGCTCCCGGTGTCGAGAATGTCATCGGCGCCGTCGCCGTGCCAGTTCCGGCGCGCGATGATCGCCTGAATGACCATCCCGCCGCTCTCCTTCGCCGCGGCCGCGTTCACGATCTCCGTCAGCCAGTTCGTCAGCCAGATTGCAGAGGTGTCCTGGAGCTTGAACTGCAGATCGTCCGTCTCGTCCTCTTCGTTGTCCGTGTAGGTCAGGGAAATGAAATAGGGCTTCATGGAGGCGGTGATGTCCACGCCGTTGAAGGTGATCTCCGCCTCCGCCCTCCGGGCCATGTTCCTGTCGCTCATTCACTCACCTGCTTCCACGGGGGAGCCGAGTTCGTGACCGCTGCGTTTTTCTCCGGCAGCGTCAGAACGATGCCGGCAGGGAAAGTGAAGTAATCCAGATATGCCTGATTCGCCCACATCAGTTCTTTGGTGTAGGCGCAATCTCCCATCTGGGCGTAGGCGATGCCGTCCCAGGTATCACCCTGCCGCGTGGTGTAGGTGCTCATCTGTACGCCCTCCTTGCCCTGTCGGCCTCAATATCGGTGAGCAGGTCTTCCAGCTGCTGGCGCAGACTGTCATCGTGCTCGCGGAGTACGCTTTCGACCTCCTCCGGCGCCATGTTCCCGCTGATCGTGTAGACCGGGGAGAAGGTGACGATGTACCCGTCCCCGGTGCTCCGGGATGCCGGATCGTAGATTGCGGCGGTCTCCTGTGCGCTCAGCACCTTCTCGCCGCCGCGCATCATCACCAGCTCCGGGCCGTATTCGCCCACCAGGGCGAGGCCTGCTGCGGCATAATCCGTGCCGGATGCGTAGTGATCATCGGGAAGCCAGCCGTGCGTGTTCACCGGTCCGTAGCTCCCGGAGGCGCTGCCGAGAGCAGCAGACGCGACCACGCCGAGCTTGGCGTAGGCGGTGCGGACCTGGGATTCCATGCTCGCAGCGGAATCGATGAAGGCCTGGATGGTGGCCCGGCCGCTCTCGGCGGCGTCGGCGCTCATATCCAGTGCCTTGATGTCCTCCTGCAGCTCCTGGGTCAATTCCTCCATTTGCTCTGTGAAGTTCGTCTTGAACTCCGCGATTGTCTCCGAGGTTTCCTTCTGCGCCTTCTGGAGGTCCTGCCACTGCTTCACCATGGCCTTCAGGTCTTCGTCGGAAGCGGAGGCCATACCGGCGATCGCGGCCACGGATTCGCTGGAGCCGTCCGCAAAGGAGGCGATGACGTCGCTCAGGCCTTCGATCTCTCCGGCGCGGCCGCGCAGCGCGGTGAGGTTTTCGTTGTAGCTGTTCCAGTGCTCGATCTGGGTTTCAAGGGCTTTGTTGATGTCGGTGGTCTTCGTCTCCGCGACCTCTTTGGCCTCGTCCCACAGCTTGTACTGGCCGCTGATGCTGGAATAGGCAGCTTCATATGCCTTGTTGTACTCTTCCGTGAGGAGCTTGATCTTTTCGGTCGCGGTGCTGATGGCCTCTGCCACCTCCACGCTGCCCCTGCTGGCGTCCTTCTGCTCCTCGGTGTAGGTCGCAAGGCCTTCGGAGAGCTCGTCGATTGCCGCCTGGTTCTGCGTGTAGGCGTCTTTGGCTTCCTGCTCCGCAGTCTGCGCATCATCCAGAGCTTCCTTCGCAAGCCGGACCTGCGTCGAATAGCCGGACACCGCGGTGGCGACAGCTCGCCAGTATGCGTCGGAGGTGTGGTCCTTGTACTTTGCATCGACCTCTGCCTTTGCAGCCGCCTCGGCGGCAAGGGCCGCGTTGTACTCGTTCTGTCTGGCTATGGTCTCTGCGATCGCCCGCTGCTGCTCGTTGTACAGGTCGTTTTCCTGCGCGATGGCCTGTTTCAGCGCCTCGCGCTTTGCGGCGTTCCTGTCGCGCTCGACCTCAGCGCGGATGACCGCCTCGACGGCCTCAGCCGTCATGTTGAGCGCGTTCGCGTTCTCGTCATAGGCGAGCGCGAGCTCCGGCAGGCGATCATTGAGCAGCTCCACAAGGGAAAGGATCTGCTGCTTCTGCCCGGCAGTCTGTTCCTCGGCGTTGACCAGCTCCAGGAGCTTGTTCATGAGGTTCAGATTGCTTTCGGCGTTCCTGTCGATCTCCGTGGTCTGATCGGCGAAGGAATCCATCAGGTCCTTGTGCGCGTCCATCAGCTCGCGGTGCGCCTTGGCAGCGTCCTCGGCGGTGATCTTCGTGGCCTCGAAGGCCTCCGTCTCCTCGTCGAGCTTCTTCTTCAAGAGCTGCGCGTCGGCGGAATACTCGCCCTGCGCCTCGCACACGGCGTCGTACTCCTCCCGGAGCTCCTGCAGCTGGTAATACTGCTCTCTGGAGGTGGCGGTCAGGGATGCCGCCTCGTCCTCCGCGTCCTTCGACGCGCTGGACAGGGCGACGATGGCGCCGGTCAGGACGGCCAGCCCCGCGGCAACGCCCATGATGATATTCAGGCCGGGGATGGAAGCGGACAGAGCGGCGCTCGCCACCGCCGCCAGCTTTGCCGCTGCGGTGTATGCCGCGATGCCTCCCACGACCAGCCCGATCACGCCGATCGCAGCCGTGAGGCCTTTGATCAGCGCGGGGTTCTTCTGGAGGAAGTTGTTGATTGCGCCCAGCACCTTCGCAGCTGCGCCGTAGAGCTTGGAGAGCATCGGCGTGAACTGCTCGCCGATGGTGGTCTGCACGGCCTCCCAGGCGGAGTTCATCAGCGTGACCTGGCCGACCATGTTGTCCATCTTGATGTCGGCCATCTTCTGGGCTGCGCCGGTGCAGTTGTTGATGCTGTCCGTCAGCTTGGAGTAGTCCGCTTCGCTGGCGTTCAGCACAGCGAGCAGACCGGCATAGCCGCGCTGCCCGGCGATGGCCGCGGCGTTGTTCACCTTCTCGGCTTCGGTCATCTGGTCGAAGTAGCCGCGCAGCTCGTTGACGGTTGTGGCGAAGTCTGCCATCGTGCCGTCCGCCTGCACAGCGGATACCTCCACCTCGCCGAATGCCTCGCTGGTCAGCGTCACGCCGCCCAGCAGACCGTTGAACACATTGCGCAGCGCCGTGCCGGCGTTGCTGCCCTTGATGCCCGCGTTCGCCATCAGGCCGATGGCGGTGGAGACGTCCTCGATGGAATAGCCGAGGGCTCCGGCGACGGGCGCGGCATATTTGAAGGTCTCGCCCATGACGGAGACGGAGGTGTTCGCGTTCGCTGCGGTGGCGGCGAGGACGTCAGCATAACGGCTCGTGTCGGCCGCGCTAAGGCCGAATGCGGTCATGCTGTCCGTGACAATATCGGATACTGTCGCGAGGTCTTCACCGGCTGCTGCGGCCAGAGAGAGCACGCCAGGCATACCTTCGAGCATCTGCTCGGCAGACCAGCCCGCCATCGCCATGTAGCCCATGGCGTCGGCGCTCTCCTTCGCCGTGAACTTGGTGGTAGCGCCCAGCTCCTTCGCCATCGCGGAGAGCTGCGCCAGCTCCTCGCTGGTGGCGCCGGACAAGGCCTCCACATTCGACATGGAGGCCTCGAAATCTCCGGCGACATTGATGCACTGCATGTAGCCCTCATAGATTTCCTTGAGGGCCGTGGCGATGCCGGCTGCGGCGATCGCAGACTGCGCGGCGCTGAATGCGTCGCTGGTCTTCTTCCCGAAGCTGTCCGCCTGCTCCGCGGCCTCTTCCTCTTTTTTCTTGAGGTCGGCCATTTCCGCAGAAAGGCGCTCGCTTTCCTTGCCGAGGTTGGAGGTATCCACCCCCGCCTCGCGGAGCGCCTGGCCCATCTTGTCGAGCTTCTGCGTCTGCCCTTCGAGGGACGCGGCGGTCTTGTCGATCTGCTGCTGCTTGGCCAGCAGTTTGTTCTCCAGGTCGGAGGAGTAGCCCCCGGTCTCCTGGATCTCCTTCTGGATGTTGTCATACTGCTGCTGCAGAAGCTCCAGCTTCTTCTGCGTACCCTCCACGGCCTGCTGCTGCTTCTGGTACGCGGCGATGTCGCTCTGCGTCTTATTGAGGGCCTGAATCTCCTTCTGCATGGAGACGAGCTGCTGCTGTGCCTTGCTGAATGTGCCGCTGAAGCCACTGGCCAGCTGCGCGTTCAGCGAAAAAAGCATCGCATATTCTTTCCTCGAAGACACTTATCAGCCCTCCTTTCGGGTTACTTTCTGTTCTCCTGCACGATCTCGTTGTTGGTCCTGATCCATGCCGCCAGCTCGCGGATGGTGCAGGAAAGGAAAAAGGTCAAAGGCGTACTGTTATTGCGCGCCATGATGAGGCACTGCTTGCGGAGCCATTTTCCACCGTCGCCGGTTACGACCCCGCACGAAGCAAAAAAGACCGTGCTTTGCCGCGGATCTTCACATACGCCGCCATCGGGAGCGTGCGGAATGCGTCGAGGCCGAGCTTCCGGCCATCCGCGCGCCTGTCGGTGCATGCCCTCATTGCCATGCGGATGAGGTAATCCCCGGAGAACTCCGGGACAAGGGTGGGCTGGCCGATGGAGTTCAGCTCCGATTCAATCGCCAGGGAATCGGCCGCGGTCAGCGAGCCGAAGTCAAAGGTCAGGGAATCGAAGCTCTCCCCCTCGAAGGTGAAGGGCTTGGAGAAGGGATGCACATAGACATCCTGGCTCTTCTCTGCCTCTTCCATCGCGGCCTCGTATTCCTTCTCGTCAACGGTCTTGATCTCTTCCATTTCTGGTAGCTCCTTTCATAGAAAAAACTTGGGCGGGAGACTGATGCCTCCCGCCCGTTGGTGCTTATTTGCCCAGCGCCTTGCGGACGTCGGCGAGGTAGTCCACGCCATCGACCACATAGATGAAGTTCATCGGGTCGATCTCGCGGACCTTCTTGCCGTCGATCCAGGTAGCCCAGTAGCGCACGGTGTATTCACCGGAGCCGTTGGACGGGGAGGCGGGGGCGATGCTGCCCACATTGTGGGTCTTGGGGATGACCACCATGACATGCTTTTCCGCGACGGCATTCATGGTGTTGTTCACCGGATCCTCATGCTGCTGGGCAACACGCAGATCGATGGTGTGACGGCGCAGCTCGGAGAGCTTCACGCTCTGCGGGGTGGTCGTGCGGAAGTTGAGGGTCAGGGTCATGTTGTCCACATGGCCCTTGATGACGGCCTCGATATTGCCGGCGATGCCGGCGCCGTTGATGCTCTGAACGAGGTTGCTCAGAGTGGGCATGCCAACGGAAGCCATGCCCAGGTACTCGGTGCCATCCTCGAAGATGGCAAAATTGACGTTGCTCTGATCCATGATTCAGGTCCTCCTTTACGCCTGGAGCGCCGCCTGCACATAGGTGGCGTCGTATTCCAGAATGAAGTCGATCTCCTGCGCGGGAGACGGCGGGGTCAGGTAGACATGGAGGACGATCTGACCGGCCATGAGGTTGGTCAGCGGGTTCTCGCTGTCGAGCATCTCCACGCGGGCGCCCAGCAGGTAGCCGCGGCCGACGAGGCCGTTGAGCCAGATGTTGGCGCTGTCGAGGATGGTGTCGATCAGGCGGCGGTTCATGGGATCGTCCAGCTTGCCCCAGAAGGTCTTGATCAGGGAGTTGCCCACCCAGTCGAACATGCGCGCGACGGGGATGAGGTAGTCCTTGACGTCGGTGTTGCTGGGATAGCAGCCCGTGACGTTGCCCCAGGCCTTCCAGCCGCCGATGAAGTTGATGAAGGTGTTGATGCCCGCCGCGTTCAGGATGTTGGCCTGCGCGAGGGTCAGCACGATCTCGGTGCCGTCGCCGGTGCAGAGGCCGTCGATGGAGACGGTCTTGTTGGACGGGCTCTCATACGGAACGCCGGAGTTGTCGGTGTCCGTCATGGCGATGCGGCCGGCCTCCAGCGTGGAGCCGTGGATGATCTTGTCGCCCAGCTTGCCGCAGGGCCAGCAGATGATCTCCTCCTCGTCGAAGCTGCCGCCGTTCTTCGCGGTGATCGCGGCGGTGTAGCTCGCGGCCTCGATGTCCACGATGGCGCGGGCCTTGAAGATGCCGTTGATCGCGCCGGCCTTCGCGGCCATGGCGGCGGCGACGGTGGAGCTGTCGGAGAAACCGGGGGCGACGATGAGGTCCGGGATGACGCCGAACATCGCCATGCACAGGTCGATCTTGTCAACCGCGGAGGCGACGTCGGAAGCGACCGGGCGGGTCAGGTAGTATGCCTTCACGTTGCCGGTGCCGGAAGCGGGGGCGTTCTTCAGCGTGATCACGCCGGTGCTCTTGTCGTAGGATACGACCTCGACCTCGGTGCCGCTCACGGTGACCTTCTGGATGGTCAGCGGCTTCGGAGATGCGGTGACCGTGAAGGTCTTCGCGGTGCCGTCGCCGTTGAAGTCTTCCGTGGTGATGGTCTCGGTCAGCGGCAGGAAGATGACGGGCTGCGCTGCACAGAGCTTGAAGTGGTGGAACATGAACTCGGAGATACCGTAGTCCGTCCAGTTCTCGCTGTAGCCCAGGCACTTCTCGGCCTCACCGTAGGAGGTGGCCAGCACCGGGACGAGAGCGGTGGCGCGATCGGCCGCGTCCACGGAGGACAGCGGCGCCACGCCGATGACAAAGGGAATGCCGGAACCGGCCTGATTCGGGGTCACAACGCCGGTCGCGGCTTCGGAGACAAAGACGCCATGATTTGCCATAGTAGGTTTTCCTCCTTACTTACTTCTTCCGGAGGGCGCGGTACTTGGCGTACAGCTCCTCTCCGGGCGTCTTGATTTTGATGCGGTCCTCCGGCAGAGTGCTGCCATCGACCACCAGATCAGCGACGCCGGGCTTCTTCTCCACGGCATACGCCAGCTCCGGCAGCTTCAGGGCTTCCTCTCTGCCGACAGGGAAAATGGTCATGGTCTGGATGATGCCCGCCATGCTCGGGCCGATGTAGGCGGAGAAACCGGCGCTTGCGGGCTTCTCGACCTTGGGGGCTTTTACAGCCATGTGCGAACCTCTCTTTCAATGGACGGCAGCTTCCAGTAGGTGACGAGCTCCCCGACAAAGTAGGGGGCGGTATCGTCCGGGTAGACCAGGAGCTCCACGCCGGATTCCATGTCCAGCCGGAAGCGGTTGCCGATGATGGTGGTGCGGAGGAGCGCGATGCGGATTCTGTCCATGAGATTCAGGAGCATCAAGCCGCCCTCCTGCTCGTCGTTGTTGTACACACAGCAGATGCTCCGCACTGTGGCGGTGGCGCTGACGTTCTCGCCGCTCGGCTGATTGTCCCTGCCGGTGATGATCTGATGGAGGACGTACGGGGCCTTCTTGGTGGCCGCGGAGGAATCCGGCAGGCGCATGAGATACACGTCGGCGGCGCGGTAGCTCTGCTCCTCGTCGCCCTTCTGCATGCGTACCGGCATGATGAGCTCTTTGATCGCGTTCTCCGTGAAGGTTTTCAGCGCGGTCATAAACTCCACATGACTGGCTGCGAAATCGATCTGTGCCATAATTACCCTCCCCAGCCGTTGAGCACGCGGAGGATCTCATGCTCCGCTCTCTGCTCAAAGGTCTCGTTGATCGTCTTGTCCATCTTCTCGACCACCTGCTCGTTGCCCATCATGTGCGCGGTGGAAGGTCCGAACTTCTGCTCCACGGGAAATCTCGGAGCGCCCACGCGCTCGAAGACGGCGATCGGGCCGAAGACTTTGGCTGCGAATGCGTGCTGCAGCGTCGCCGCGCCTCCGTTGCGCATGACCTGGGTGGTCAGAGCGCCGTCGCGGGAATAGCGGGTGCTGAAGCTCAGCAGGGGCAGCACGGACCCGGCAAAGGAAATGCTCAACGACGCTACGCCGCCCATGCTGTTCCCTCCGGTGACCTGGGTCTTCTCCTTCACGTTCCCCATGAAGGTGGATTTGCTGATGGTGTACTCTGCTGCGGCGAACTGCCCGGCGCGTGTCTTGGCGGTGTCTCCCGCTCTTTTCAGCGCGGAATACGCCGCCTTGTACGCGCCGCCGGGTACATTCGCCAGGATTTTGTTGATGCGGTCAATGGTCTGCTGACCGGACTGCTCGATCTGGATCATGCTCATTCATCGATCCCCTCCAGCTCACAGCGGATCATGCCCATCTCCACCACCGAGGAAGCGACATAGAACTCACTGAAAAAGCCCTTGCCGTCCTCCGCGTCGTTGATCTTGATGCGCATGCCCTTTTCCGGCTGCTTGCCTCCGAGGTCGGAGAGCGCGCAGTGCAGGACGCTGGTGACGAGGTAGAGCCCCTGGGCGTGATCGCTGGCGATCTGCCTGCGGTCCTTCTCCTTGAGCCCGGTGAGCACGATGGGGATGTCCTTGTAGGTCACGCCATCGTAGATGATCGTCCGCTTCTCGGCGAACTCGCTCAGGTTGAGGAACACGCCATGCACATCAGCGGCGACCATGTCCTTGAAACTCATGCCTCCGGCACCTCCGCTCCCAGCTCCGGGGGCGCTTCCCCGTCGATGGAGTAGAACTCCATGATCATCTTGACCAGCTCGGCCTTGTTCGCCTTCTTCGGCAGCTTCAAGCCGGCGTCGGTGATGATGGCTTCCAGCTCCTTGTTGGTCTTGAGCATCAGACCGTCCTCGGTGTAGGGCTCAGGATAGGCCGATCCGTCGCCCTCTATGACGGGGGCGTACTCGTCCGGGTCGATACCCTGCTCATCGTCCCCGGGCGCGACAGGGGCAGTTATAACCGCCTCGTCGTACCCGGGAACAGGCTCGGCCGCATCGATGGCGATGAGGTTCTTCGCCTCCTCGTCCGGGAGGTCGATTTCCGTGCCTTTCAGGATCAGCTTCACGCCGTTGGCGGTGTGCAGGCCGTAACCGCCGCTCTTGATGATGACTCTCATGGTTTGGCTCCTTTCTCGGCCGACGCCTTAGGAGTTGGCGTTGGCGGCGTAGATGTACGGGCAGTAGTTCTTGGGCGCGGCCAGCGGACGGGTCGCAAGGCGGAGCTTGCGGATGTCGTTCGGCTGATCCACGACCAGCTTGGGAACGCGCTTCGCGACGTGCGTGGTGTAGTCGGCGGAGCCGTAGTCGATCTGGGTGATCTGACCGTACATGAAGTGGCCGCAGCCGGGGGCGGTGACCATCGCGGCCTTGGCCGGGAACATGGTCGCCTCCTGGTTGCTGTCGTTCACATAGGTCTCATCGACGCAGAAGACGTTCAGGCGATAGCCGCCGATGTTGAGCTGGCCCATGAAGACCACGCCCTCGTAGCCGGTCAGGGTCTCGTTGATGGAGCCCACGGCCACGCCGGAGTAGGTCTTGAGCATCTCACGCAGCTCGGTGTCCTTCAGCAGGGTGTCTGCGGTGTCGGAGCCGAGGATGAGGTCCTGAGCGGGCAGGCCGCGCTTGGTCAGCATGCGGCACATGGCGATGATGTCGCCGCGCATGTCGCCGTTGGAGGTGTCCCACTCATAGCCGGGGGCGATGGTGTAGGTGTGATCGGAGGTGCTGTCGTAGAACTGCACATACTCCGTCTCGCCCTGCGTGGCCGCGTCAACATAGGTCTGCATGGTGCAGGCGTTGTTGATCATGACCTGCGCAGCCATCCACTCTTCGCGGAGGGCGATGCGGCGCTCCATGTCGGTCAGATCGTCGCGGAGCAGGGCCGCGGCGCGCTGGGCCGGGGTGCTGGTGGAGTACAGCGCCTCGCCGAAGCCGCGCTTGTTCAGCTCGTCGAGCGTGAGCAGGCGGGACGGGGCGATGAAGGCGGGCTGGTACTCATGGATGGCGTAGCCGCGGCGAGCGATGGGGATGTCGCCGACGCGCTGGGAAACGAAAGCCGCCATCTTCCGGTCGCCCTTGCGGTACTCGGTGAGCACCTTATCGGCGGCAAAGATGTCGCCGGCGCCGGTCGGGAAATAGCGGTCCTTGAAGAAGCCCTTGCGGGGCACGATCTCCTCCGTGATGGCGGAGAGGACATAGGTGTCCAGGAAGTTCAGGGTAGCAGGCATTGTGTTGTACCTCCTTCTTAGTTTGCGGCGAAGGCGTTCTTGAACAGGATGCCGCGCTCGCGCAGCTTGTCCAGATCGTCCTGCGTGATGGTGTAGGCGGTCTTGACCGTGCACTTGGACAGGTCGAAGCAACCGGCCACATAGACGTTGGCGACCACATCGTCGGAGGTGCCGACCGCGACGTCATCACAGAGGATGCAGTCGGCGGTCAGGGTCTCGTTGGTGGCCGCGGTGTTGCCGAGCACGACCATCTTGCCGTCGCCGGCAGAGCCGGAGCTCTTGGCGAGGATGGTGCCGCGCTTGAGGGTGGCAGCGGTGCCCAGCTTGCGGACGGTGACGCCTCTCACGATGACCTCCGGCAGCACGTCGGTGATCAGGCCGTCAAACTCCATGTCGCCGAGCTTGGAATAGAGATTCTTTGCCATTTCAGTTGTCCTCCTTCTTGAAAATCTCCATGGAATGGATCTCGGCCCTCGCCCTGTTCAGGCGGGCCTCCGGGGAATTGTCCTCCTCCGGCTCCGTGCCGGTGGTAGGAGCTGCGCCCACGGCGTTCGCGCCGGAGGCGTTGGCGTCGGCGATCGCGTCCGCCAGGAATCTGCTGCCCTGAGCTGCCGCTGCGCGGGCGGCTCTCAGGGCCATTTCGGCCGCGGTGCAGGGCGCATCGCCATACTTGGCCTCGTGGACCAGATCATCGGGGAACATCCTCGCAATCTCGTCGATCTCGGCCATTCTGGCGCGCTCGCTCTGGACGGCGGCGCTGACCGCTTCGGTGGTATCCACGGCAGATCTGGCCTCGGCCTCCACCTGGGCGATTTCGTCCGGGTACTGTGCCCGGAGCTCTTCGATGGTCATAGACTGACCTCCTTCTTCACTGCCGGTGATTTCCGGCTGGTTATTTGCCTCAGCCGAAGCGGTTGCCTCGGATGTGACCGTGGGAATGCTGTCGGGAGCGAACATCCCGGCAGTGAGGTGGATCTTCCGCCCGGCGACGAACAGATCTCTGCCGTCCGCGCTTGCGGCGATCGCGACGGGCTCGTCTTCCAGAAGCTCATCGACAAAGCCCTTGTCCATGGCTTCTCTGCCCGTCATATACTTGGTCTCCGCCATCATGTGCATGAGCACGGTGTCGGACATTCCGGTCTTGCGCTTGTAGCACTCGACCTGCATCTTGTCCCAGGCGTCGTTCTGGTCCGCGGCCTGGCGCAGCTCGTCGGCGTTGTAGCCGCCCAGCATCAGCGTCCAGCACTTGTGGATCATGATCAGACTGCCGGGGTTGGCCTTGACGGTATCGGCGGCACACATGATGATGCTGCCGCCGCTCATGGCCACGCCGTCCACGATGCAGGTCAGCTCCGCACCGTTCCGGGCGAGCTCCCGGAGGCGGTTATGGATCGTCAGACTGACGCCGGCGTCGCCGCCGTAGCTGTTCATGCGGATGGTGATGTACTTGCAGCCCTCGATCTGCTTCAGGTCTTCGAGGAACTCATTGAGCAGAATGAACTGCCCCTCTACGGGCTCGCCGTACCAGTCGGTGGGCTGCTGC